TTGAGAATGCTTGAATGACACATTTGCACTTCATTGGCTTCTGCCTCCAATTCTGGACTTAGATAGAGGTTCGTACCTTTTATATAATAGGAGTAAGCCTCTGCCCATAGTTGATGCACAACAGGCTGCAAGATAGAAAGCCAGTCAGAAACATGACCATTGCCTTGTACTGGTACTATCCACCAGCGGCGATTACCATTGTCGCCTTGCAGAAAGTTGGTCTCGTTAGTGGTGGCTGCAAATACATTGTGGCGCAGATACTCTATGGGCTTGCGACCATAGGCAGGGCGCATACAGTCGCTTCTACGGCTTAGAAAAGCCTTTGCAGCCTCCGCATCGTTGGCTCGTTTCATACCGTTCAGTTCGCTTATCTCGATAATCCAGCCATTCGTGATGGTCTCTACCTTTTCCTTGTCTCCGCTTGCGAAAGAGAAAGAGTCATTGAACCACTTGTCGCCAATGACTTTGAAGAACGTGCTCTTGCCTATACCTTGTGGGTCAGGCAAAGTGAGCACATTGTCGAACTTGCAACCAGGCTCAAAGGCACGAGCAACAGCAGCCACAAACCAAAGTTTGGTCTGTTCTCTGATGAGTGGAGTGTCTTCCGCACCAAGATATTCGATGATGGCAGTCTCTATGCGAGGTGTGCCGTCCCATTCTTCTTTTCGGATATAGTCTTGAACTGGGTTGAAATTGCGTTCGGAAGCCGTGGTCTTCAATATCTCAAACACCTTGTTTTGGGTGAGGCGTAAATCGTAGTTCTGCTTCAGATAATCCTGAATCTTCCCGACGGACTCTTCATCAACCTTGTTGCCATTGACATTGCGAAACAAAGGAGAAAAGGAAATGTCGTCTTGGCAGAAAGTATCAAAGCGAATCAGGCGGAGATTTTCATCATGCGTAAAAATCATCCTAAGATTACTGATGGTCTTCAATGTGCTCCCCTTACCGTCAATGGACAGGTTGTCTTTCCAATCTTCTTCCATACTACTTATCGTTTAAGCGAATCACCTTTGCTTCTTTTGCCAAAGCAAGTGCTAGGTCTGCATCAATCACAATCTTGCGCCCGACCTGAGTAATGGCTTTGTCAATAATGCCACTCTTCTTAATGCGATTGGCTGTCGGGACGCTACACCCAAATATCTGTGCAATACCCTCAATACCATAATAGTAGCCTTTGTAAACTGATGGTGCCATGTTTTTCTCTTTGTTCTCTGCACTCTTGGAGAGCAGAAAGGACAACTCTTCGCCTGTCATCATGGCTACAGGCTTTTGCAGGAGCTGTTCGATGCTGATGTTTGTATTCATAATGCTTTTTTTGTTGTTAATGCTGTTTGTGAAACTCAAATCACATCAATAGAATTGATTTCGCTTGCAAAGATATAACAAGAGTATCAGCGTATTGGTCGGTTTAAATCCTCCTTAAATAAACCGACCGACATACAACATCCGTTAAGACAAAAAGAAAGCGGACAACTGGATTTCTCCAATTATCCGCAATTTTCAAAGTACATCGTCCATTGGTCTATTAGGCGTTTGGCTTTCTGATAACTTGTCCCTCGCTGTGGACCAGACAAGTTCATGCTTTTTATTTCTCCATATCTCTTTTGAGGAACATTATGTCCATAAGTGTGCCCTATAAATTGTTCTATGGCTCTATGAAAGGTCATGTACTTGACCGATGGCTTTATTCTTTCCGAGTTTATCAGCGATTTAAGGAGATAGGCAAGACAGATGTCATCTTCATTGTCGTTCAGAAAAGTCTTTATGCCACGTTTTATTTTTGACTCGCTTCCTATGATAATCTCATCAATCGTTACAACGGCCTTCTTGTTCTTTCGTTTAGTCCTTACATCGTGCAGAACGCATGAGATGTCTTTCCATATCTCTTGGCAACACTGCTCGGACGTGTTTCCCCATGTGGATTTAGTCTCGACCCCCATATCAATGCTCTTACCGACAAGTATTCTGATGCAACTGCATACTAGCATCATTCCACTCACACCGACACACTCATTGCGAATAATACAATCAAGAATCCTTGCCATTCGTGTCAGTCCGTGGTCAAAGACAACGAAATAATACATACAGAAAGCCAATTGGTTGTCTCCTTCCATCACCTTATCATATATATTCGCCAAAAAGTCTCCTATAAATACAGTATGTGCCACAAACAACAACTGTGAAAAGAATGTGATACCTTGATAGAGCACTTTTTTATCAATATCTTCGCTGGAATTAGAATCTTCTACAAGTTGGTTGATTCCATCTGCAATAAAGTTTCTGATGTCCAAAGGCAATGTCTCCCATAGTTGCAATGGAGTATTGGCACACACTGCCAGACAATCCTTTTTCTTCTTTGCAGACAATGTAACTTCACTCGTTTTCAAATTGACCGACAGCCAAAACTGTTCATGTGTCAAGCATTCTGCTATCACATTCGTATATTTTCCAGCCCATTGAAGTTGCATATCGGGATTTGGCGAATTTACAAAACTTCCTAACCAAGAATATAAAGTCAAGGCTTCTTGTGGGATACAATCCTTTGCCAACTGGAACATTTGTTCCAATACAGACATATCACCATCGACAATAGCATCTATGCGACTTGTAAAATCTGCATAGACGCTACTATTCTCTACTTTCCAAGTACGGATAAACATATCTGCATTATCATGTCTTGCCTTATAGCCTTTCAGCTTTTCTATGAAATTGAACATACTAATATTATGCGAGGTTCGGATTATGATAGCAATTTCGCTAACTCTGCTGTTGAAAGACTTGCAAGTTTAGCGAGCAATGTTTCTCTTGCAGATGTTTCGCCAGCCAGTTTAAGCAACTTCATATTATTCTCCATCTGTATTTCCAAAGGATAATGCTCAATGTACATTTGAGTTATGGCATGGTCTGTCGTGGAATGTCCCATACTCTCAGAAATATAGTCCATGTCAACTCCTGCATTATGAAGATTGGTAGCAAAAGAATGGCGACACCAAGTACCCGACGGACTGATGGATTTATCCCAATGCAAGGCTTCATGGCATATCTTTTTCATGCGGTCTTTCACGTTCGAGTTTTCCTGCGATGTGTATTTGCGTCGTATCTCTTCTGTTTCGGTACCTTTCAGTATGTCGGGAAACACGAAACCATCGCGATTGGGTGTTGCTGCAATCTCGTCAAGTATCCGTTTCAGTGGTGGAATAATGGGTATGATTACTTCAGAACCATCCGCACTACGCCCAGCTGTTTTCTTGCGGTTGAAGCGAAATGCTTTTCCACCAGTCTGATAATAATAGTCGTTGTATGTCAAGCGTCCTGCATCCGCCATGTTAAAGCCATTGCAAAGATACTGCGCCAAGAAAAGCCCAAGAGAGTAGTGTGCTCGTTGGGTATATTCCTTAGACCAATGCTCAGGGTAACTTTCAGAAATGAACAGATTATAAAGTTCGGTCATCTGCTCAACATTAAGGAAACTTTGTCTGCGCTTGGCACTTTTAGGAATACTCACAAGTCCTTTCTCTTTTCTGTTTGAGAAAGGATAAGGCACATCCTTCAGATGGCCTTCACGGACACATCTGTTCCACACCGCGCGACAGCAACGCAAATATATGCCAGCCGTAGTGTCGCTGATTTTTCCCTCAATGGTTCCTCTTTTACCTGCAATGCCATCGTGCATGCCATCTTTCCACTTCTGTATTTCCGCAGCACTTATATTGAAGCCTTGAATGGCATTCTCGCCAAGTATCTTCTTAAATGATTTCAGCGAAAACTCATAACTTTCTGCCGTGGTAAATCTTGCGCCACCATCCTTAGTGCGCAGCTCATGGATTATCTCTTCCCATATGCCGACAAAAGTTTGTGACTTGTCATTTTCGCCAAAACTGGTTGCAATATTCGTGATACCATTCACCACCGCTTGACGTACCATCTCGGATGTCAATATTCCACCTTTGTTAAGGTTCTCCAATAGGACTTTGTACTTTGAAGCATATGCATCTCTCCATTCTTTCTGAATACGATAATTGTCTGATGCACTCTTTGCAGCATTGCAGATGTCTGAAAACTTCTTCTCTGTATAAGAGCCTCCTACATGAAAATAAAACAGCTTGCGGTCTATCGTGAAACGGATAGCCAAAGGAAACTCACTTACGTTCTTTCTGTTTGTACGAGTGTCAAGAACCATAGAAGCTGTGCATGTACGTTCCTTGACAATAGGCATGGATTTTGTCAACTTTACCATTACTATTATTATTACTGTTCAACATTGCCTCTGCCTTACAGTAATCTTGCGATGTGAGGCGTACATACACAAAACACTGTATATAGCAACCATGTTCCATCACCTTTAGGCAATGGACTCTTTAAGTTGTTATATACAGCGGTGCAATCTCGTCCTCTCCTGTCGCTGAATGGTAACCGGGCTTCTGCTAATCGGTCTCAACCCCTGAAGTGACTCTCTCACAGAGCACAAGTGAAAACTTAGAGTGCCTCCGACTACACTCCACTCTGTGACTTGATCCATCGGAATGGGATAACCCTCCCACGAAGGTTTGGCAGATTCACTTTTCCATAATTGGAAAGAGTACTCACATATAGGTCTTGACCCGCCATACATACATAGCGAGAGCAAAGGTAATGGCTTTTCCTCAAAGTCACAAACAAATGGCGTATCTTTGGGATTGTTTAACTATCATACTTAAGGAAAAGCGGAAAAATCATACTTCCAAGAAAGCAATTTCTGCGTAAACAATGCGTAAACAAACTATTTGAGTTATAGGTATTCTATGAGATAGAGCGAAATGTCATTCTCGCGTAAGCAACTGATTTTCAATACACTTTCGCTTAAATAGAATATCATGAAGAATCATTCTATCGGTCTCATAATCTGGAGGTCCTAGGTTCAAGCCCTAGCTGGTCCACATAGTATGCTGATTTTCAGCGACTTATGATTTATGCGTGCTAAAATGCGTGCGAAATAAGCGGTTATGGTTACTTGTTGAACAAGTTCATAGCCGTTTTTTTGGCTTTGTCTGCTATATCGATGTAGGGCTTCATGCTCTTGTAATCGGAGTGTCCAGTCCACTTCATCACAACGTTTGGGGCAATTCCAAGCATCAGCGCATTACAGATAAATGTACGCCTTCCGCTGTGCGTTCCGACCATCTGCCATTTTTCTTTCGTTTCCTCTATTTTTTTTCCACCTATATAATATATATCCGTTAGTTTCTCGTTGATACCGCATTGGCGGCACGCCTCCTTGATATATACGTTCATTTTCTGATTTGAGATGACTGGTAGAGCCTTGTCTGTATCGTTGTCCGCATAACGCTGTAAGATTGTGCGAGAGTAGTTGTTAAGCTCTATTGTAATCTTATCATTAGTCTTTTGCGTGGTTATGTGTATCGCATCATCGTATATGTCTGTCTTTCTAAGTGCAGCTGCATCGGAATAGCGCAAGGAAGTGAAGCAGCAAAAACAGAATATATCGCGTGTGCGTGACAGGTAGGGCTGCTCAAACGTGTGATTATATACCTTCATCAGTTCTTCCCATGTGAGAAACACCACATTGCGGTTGGCACGTTTTAGATGTGTTTTCTGTGCAGTAAATGAAATGTCTGTCAACAAACCCTTAGCCACAAGCCAGCGAAAAAACCACTTGGACATTGACAGCTTCTTCTTGGTCGTTTCGTTTTGGTGGCCGAGGTCCGACTGGAATACTGCAAACTTGTCAAGTGTTTCGGGCTTTATTTTGTCTATGCTCATCTCGTCATCGAACATCTTCCATTCTTGCAATAGTTTATTGTGCTTGTAGATTACGCTCTTGCCCCAATGGCACAATTTGCCCTGTTCGTTGATATAGTCCTCGTACAAATCAAAGAAGCCTTCCTTTCGTGCAGTTTTATTTTCTCTCTTAAATTCCTTGTCAAGCGCAGCCTTGAAGTCCTCTATTGAAGGCGGCTCCTTGAATGAGTTGGCAACGGATTGTATCGTCTCCTCATACCTCTGTATCTCCGCATTTATCTTAATTGCAGGAGTGAAGCTCTTACCATGAGTTGTGTTGCGCTTGCACCGCTGCATGGCCATATCCCATTTGCTCTTGTCAACATGGAAACCGAGCGAATAGGAAAACTTGCGCTTATTATATGTTATGAACACGCGGAGAGAGCCGCGCGCGTCAACTGCAAAGGTGTATACGTATTTCATTTGTTCTCCTCTTTGTCATTTTTCAATATTGCATTCTGTTCAAGCATTCTGAAATCTTCCTCCGTGTTAGTATCCTTCAATACTTTAAGCTGCTCTTTTGCCATCTTGTGTAAGATTTGCATTCTCGTTTCTCGTTGCAGTTCCTGCTTTAATAATTCGGAGTTCATACTTTCAATATTTGATAACACAACCAGCTGATTTATTGTGGCTGTATCACGTAGATTAAGCCCTTTCTTTGCCAATTCTGGATTTGCGGTGCGCCAATCTTCTGCTGTACACCCAAACAATATAATATTGAGCATATCGGCCTCGGACGCATATATCAAACGTTCCTTATACTTTGAGATGTTGTACTTTGGTATGAGAGATTTGATTGCGTCTGTGTGTATTGCATAATTCGTTTTTGCAAGCAAACGTTTAACGTTCCATTTTTCAAGCAACGGATTGCTTTCTTTCTCTCGAAGTCTCTGGTATTCTTGTACAATATATAATTGGAAAATAGGACTTATCCACATTCCAAAATTAAACGCGATGTCCTTATGTGCGTATGTACCTCCGTATCTTCCAGCTTTAGCAAAAATGCCAATAACGTTAGTCCTATTGCACAATTCTTTTACGCTTATTTTGAAATTGTTTAATCCAGCCTTTGATTTAATTATGGCGAATTCGCCATAATTAAAATTGGGGTTGTGTAGTTGCTCCCATGCTCCTATATATTCAAGCGTGTTTCTATTGCGAAGCCAATCAGTAACAAAGAAATCTCCTTCTTTTGACCTTATCATATCTGTAATACAAATGTAGTCATTATCACGTTCCTGTAACATCACAGAGATTTCATTCCCTTGTACTACTATTTTTCTTGTTTTAGTCATAATCGTTTTTTTTTGTTTATGTAATTTACAATGTACCTCTCGCATCAACTGCAAAGGTGTATACGTATTTCATTCTTTTCTTAACTTAAAAAGCCCCACGGAAATCCATGAGGCTATTTTTTACTTGTTTCTAATATCGTCTATCGCCATTCCTATTAGGCTGATTAGTAGGCTTTGAACGCACCCAACAAGAGCAGCAATATAGAATACATTATCCAGGCCTTCCTCGATAATGTTTTTCACGATAAAGAAAATTCCAACAACATTTGCGAGAGCTACGAAGATGCAGACAATTTTTAGACCGCTCATCAAATCGTTGTTGTTATCATTTAGAAATCTTGGAGTGTTCCCTTTAGGGATTGGATTGTTGTTTATTGTTTCCATATTGTTTTGTTATTTAACCGCCATGAGAATTTGCACCCGGTATATTCCGTGAATGTACTTAAAATCCACCTCAAACTTTTTATAGTCTGGATTGATTGAAACGCACACAACTTTTTCGGGCGATTCCGGCGGCATGAGTTTTATTCTTAATCTCCCAGCCTTATAGAATAAACTATCCTATACAAGCGGATTACCTTTGTCTTGGCAATGTTCTGCGTTTCAAAGGAGCTGTTCTCGTTGATTATCCTGCATTCGTAGTAATCCCCCCTGTCATATATTCTTCGCAGGAGAAAACCAAAATCGTTGGTGTCTATTATCATGGAAGCACCTTGTACGATGTCAGAGCCGCGCTCCGTATGGACGAGTGCGAGTACGTCACCCTCCTTATATAGCGGTTTCATTGCGTCTTGCCTTACCATGTAATAGAAGTCAAAATTATTATAAGGAGGAATGGCGGTCATGCTATCAAGCTGCATTGTATGGCCGTCAGTATTTAGAATCTTGTATACGTCAGTGTTAGGCTGCGAGGTCAGGTATTTAGGAACTATTGGTTTATAGTGATTGTCTGTGCTTTTTTGCGCTTGTGTGTCCGCTATAATTGTATTGTTTCCCGTGTTGCTGTTGCCTACAATATTGTTGTTGCCAGTGATGTTCTGTGATGGCGCATGGCGGAGCATATCGCCCTCGCCTGTCAGCAACCATGACATATTGAGGTCAGGAAATGCAGATTGGAGTTGCAACTGGCGAGCCTTAGTTACTTTTTTAGCCTTTCGCACATAACCATTTGGCAGGTCAACAGCCATTTCAAACTGATTTATATTAGCATAGCCTTTATTTATAGCTAGTTCTTTTAGCCTTTCGCTCATTGTATTATTGGCTAATATATCATCACTTTTGCTATGTTGAGTTTTCATAATCGCGTTATATTGGTTAAATAATATTACTTCTGATAGAAATATTAGCTATTAGCTTGTTTGTGGTTAGCTATTCGCCTATCTTTGCACTCGTAACGAAACAAGTAACGACAAATGTTTGCCACAAAGGTACAAACAAACTTGTTACGGTGCAAGTGGTATTTGACTTATTGAACAAACAAAGAGAAGAGAACTCTATAAAACGATGGCACATTAGGTAATGGCCGCAAGGTCAGGGCTTTGCAATAGTGCTGGGGTTCGATGCCCCGTGTGCCACTAATATTAACTAAATATCTAAGAGCATGACAGATTTAGAGAAATATATCACCGAGTGTATCGAAAGAAACGAAGATTACCAATCCGATTGTAGCGGCTGTGTCGAAGCTGAATACGGCAACATATACATAAGTTGCCACTTCAGTATTCAGAGCGAAGGCTACTACGAAGATGACTACTTCAACGGAACTGGTGCTTTCGTGGAGACGTATTACTACTTTTGTATCGATGATATAACCGCCTACGACGAAAACGATAACGAAATAAGCGTGGACATAGAAGCTATTGAGGACTATATCAATAAAGAACACTGACTTTATAAATCACACTAAAACAACGATTATGACCAAGGAACAAACCGAACAAATCAAAGAACTCGAGCTACGAGTGCTCGAGGACTACAAGGAAATGGAAGGCTTCTTTGCCGACGTGAACAGACTCACGATTGACGGCAAGCCTACGCAAGAGTCTGAATTAGCAAAAGACGCATTGGACAAATTGGAAGATGCCTATATTGCTATTCAGAAACTCAGAAGCACATTCGGTGACAACTACTATCTGAACCTGTCTGCCGAAGAAAAAAAACAGATTAGGAAGAACAAGGCAAAAATGAAAGTTAAGGTGGCTCGTGGAGTTGCCAACCAAATTGCAAATCAGTTTGGTTGCTCTAAATCAAAGGTTTGTGCGGCACTGCACTTCCAAAGTAACAGCGCAATCTCCAAGGAAATTCGGGAAGCAGCATTGAAATACTACAACGGAAGAATAATAAGGGCTGAAAGCTTTTTGAAATAATCATAAGAGGGGCGTCATCGTGCAAAGCGTTGCATGAGAAATAAAGCTGCAATCTGTACACTATTTGTTTTCCATACGCCCCTCTCATTCTGGTGATAGTAGGTTAAATGGATAGGCCGAATATCCTTGTCGGGCATTAGCGAGTTCGATTCTCGCCGCCAGAACAACAAAAAATAAATATTATGAAATGGTTATGCTTTTCGCTCATAGTAGTGCTTGACTTCATAGCTTGCACAATGATGAGCGTGTCCGCAGGACACAGTAGTTTTACAATTTACGACCTTATACCTTTTTGTGGTATTTCGCTCTTTTTAGCCACCGCTGTTATGGCGGTGTGCTTATATCAAACAGGAATGCTCCCGAATACTATACAAAAACTAATAAAGAAATCTCTTGAAGATTGCTGACATGGACAAAAAACAAACAGACAAGGTAAAAACAATAATGCGGAAAGCTTACGAAGTCTACAATGAAATATACGCATTGGTAGACGCTATGAAGGGCTATTCTGACTATGAGGAAGTTGAAGAACTGAAATCTGCACGCGACACAGCTTGCGATGTTGTAGACGCTCTCCAATACATACAAGAGAACTATGGCGAAAACGATTATAGGTAACATATACTGAGTTCTTTAAGGTTATGGGCAATTATCCCAGTCGCGAGATTGCACGCCCTTTGTTTTTAGTGTGACAGGCCGCTACTATGCGGCCTCACAAGCAGGTGATAGGCCGTTAATCGGATAGACGGCAAAAGATAGTACATTGAACTCGCTACCATTATGATGCTGGATAGCCCTTGGTAGCGCGTTCTTTTTTTTGCGAAACGTTAGGACATTAGCTGGTTCGACTCCAGCCACCTGCGCCAAATAAAAGAAAGAGAAACAAAATAGAAAAATAAATCATGGAAAAGAAAGAGGCAAAACCAATGACCTTTATTGAAAAGGTCGTATCTGTGCAACGAGATTTGAAAGCCCCCAAGGGACAATATAACAAGTTCGGCAAATACCGATACCGTTCTGCCGAGGATATTCTGAATTCGGTAAAACCTCTCCTTGCGAGTGTGGGCCTTGTGCTGACGCTCGAAGATGAAGTCTGCCTGATTGGCGCAAGATATTACATAAAGGCAACCGCAGTGCTGACAGACGGCACACATAACCTGGTAAAGAGTGCCTATGCGCGCGAGGACGAAGTTCACAAGGGCAGCGATGGCGCGCAAATCACAGGCGCGGCAAGCTCATACGCACGAAAGTACGCCCTAAACGGGCTGTTCTGCATAGACGACGCAAAGGACGCAGACGCAACAAATGACGGCACCGCACAAGCCAACAACAACCAACATGAGGAGCGCGTGCAGCTGGCAATCCAAGAGGTTGACAATGCAAAGAGTAGAAAGTCACTCACGGACATTTGGAATAATTATTCTGACTTGCAGTCTGACGCACGCTTCTCACAAGCAGTTGCAAATGCAAGTAAAAACTACCCCAAGCTATGATACTGAAATATTCAAGAGTTGACTACGACCCCGTTAGCCACACCTACACACTGGACGGGAAACAATTAAGCGGCATTACTGGCGTAATCAAGGACAAGTTGTTCCCGTCCTATTACAAGGACGTTCCAGAGGATGTGTTGAACAAAGCCGCAGAACGCGGCCACCGCATACACACTGCAATCGAACTTTATGACACGTGCGACATTCCAACCGCAGATTGCGATGAGCTAAAAGGCTACATTGAAGAAATCCCCTCCCATGACTTTATTGGCCGACATATGGCAAGCGAATATGTGGTGAGCGACAACGAACAGTATGCCAGTGCCATTGACAAGGTTTATGCCGATGGCATGGGCGGCGTGATATTGGCAGACATCAAGACAACTTACAAACTTGACACGGATTATGTGTCGTGGCAGCTGTCTGTGTACGCCTACTTCTTCAGTATGCTCAATCCTGGTATTCCTGTAAGCGGTGCTTATGCTATCTGGCTAAGACGTGACAAACATAAGGTCGTGGAAGTTCCGCTGCGCCCTGTGGAAGATGTGCTCAAATTGTTATATGGCGACGAAGCACCAAAAAATGATTGTGGCTTCGGTGAGCTGTCTTTCACAGAGGATTACTTGCTTCAGCTAAAGAACGAAGCAGAAGAAGCCACAGCAAAGTACGAGCAAGCAAAGCAAGAGGCTCTTGCACTGCTCACGAAGAAATGAATTAAGAATATACGCGGCTCGCACCTGATAATAACACGAAGGGCTGACAGCGAGCGCAAAACATTCGACACCAAGAAGTTTAATACCGACCACCCAGAGCTATATGCGGAATATCTTAAAACCGCCATAACAAAAGGTGGCATAACAGTCAAGGCTATATGACACAGACATTTGTAAGCATTCCGCTGGAGGATTGGCAACGCATGGTGTCAATTCTTGAAAGAGTGGAAGAACGCTTGAAGCCAGAAGATAAGTGGATAGGCACGAAAGAGGCTTGTGATATGCTTGGCATCACACCAAACACATGGATAAACTACCGAAAGAAATTCAATGTGAAGTGTTCGCAGGTAGGGCGCAATGTGTTGGTGTTGAAGTCTGACGTTGAGCGACTGCTAAGAAAGCGAGAGCTATGAACGAACGCGTGGAGTATGTTGTTAGGCTATTCTTCCTTGGGGTATTCGGAATTTTCCTCATAGTCTATTTTCTTTTTACGTTCAAGGGGACTTCGATGCCTCCGAAATGCAAAGACAACCTCATTGATAAACCTCGGGATAGCGAAAAGGAAAGGCCCGCAGAGAAAAGCCACAAAGACACTATTTATATCATTGTGGTGAGTGAATACGCACAGAAAAGACACGTAAACAACTGAATACATCTCGTATGATTTGGCAGAAAAAACCTTGTTGCACATAAAATAGTCTGTAACAAACACCATCACAAGGTATGCTATCACAATAGATGATGACAGCATCAACGACAGCATGATTTGCGTTGGGAATATGTACGAAGCAAATTTTTCAAAAGTGAAAAATAACGCGGTGTATGCTGGTATAACACCTATGGCAAATGCAAACAAAATCTTTTTCTGCATTCTCGTAGCTGAGTTTAATAACGTATTGAAATCCATTTGAATTTTAGTTTGGCACTGCAAATATAAAAACAAATAACAGCACCTCGCCCAATCCCATAAGATTTTAGTTTGGCGACAATTTCTTTCGGGTGGGGTGCTTTCTTAATAAACCTACAATTATGAACCAATGCTTTTTTATCGGCAACCTCGTTGCCAACGCCGCGCAGAAGAATGCTAACGGCAACAACTTTATCACTTTTACCATCGCAGTAAACAGAAAGTATAAGGACAAGGAAACCGTACTGTTCGTGGAGTGCATTAAAAATGGTGATAATGCAAATCTCCTCCCATACTTGCAGAATGGCAAAAAGGTGGCCGTCTGCGGCCGCGTGTCGTGCCATGCCTACACCGACAACCAGGGCCAGCCGCGCGCATCTCTTGATTTGTCTGTGTTTGAGCTTGAACTTGTAAGCAGTTCAAACACAACACAAACACCGCAGCAAACGGCAGTCCAGGCACAAACGCCAAGCAATCCGTTCCCTACGAGCCAGCAAAGTGACGGACTCCCATTCTGATGAAGTACGATGTAAGCAACCCATTGCATAGGGAACAGGCGAGGGAGCGACTTGAAGCATTGCTCGGCAAGGGGCATGGCATCATAGAATTGTCGGAGGTAAAACCGCAGCGCAGTATCAAGCAAAACAAGTACCTGCACTTGCTGTTAGGATTTTTCGCTTCCGAATATGGTGAAACAATAGACTACGTAAAAGAGCAATACTTCAAGCTCGCTGCCAACCGTTCAATATTCGTGAGAGAACGAGATGACAAGTTGGCTGGCCGTGTTTCCTACCTGCGCTCCACACGCGACCTCGACAAAGGGGAAATGCAGATGGCAATAGAACGGTTTCGCAACTGGTCAAGCATTAACGCAGGCATTTACCTCCCATCGGCAGACGAGCACCGACTGCTTGAACTTGCAGAAATAGAAATAAGCAGAAACAAGAATTTCCTATGAACGAGATACAAATTTTCAACAGCCCACAATTTGGCGAGATACGCACCGCAACTGACGACAACAACGAGCCTTTATTCTGTGCAGCTGATGTGTGCAAGGCTCTCGGATATGCTAATCCACGGAAAGCGATAGCAGACCATTCAGAACAAGAGGACGTAACGAAACGTGACACCCCTACACAAGGCGGCATTCAGCTGATGACTTTCGTCAACGAGAGCGGACTTTATTCCCTCATCTTCGGCAGTAAGTTGGAGAGCGCAAAACAGTTCAAACGCTGGGTTACAAGCGAAGTCCTTCCCGAAATCCGCAAAAACGGAGGATATATCAGAGGTAATGTGGACGAGACACCAGAAGAACTTATGGCACGAGCCTTGGCTGTTGCGAAGCAAACACTTGAAAGAGTGGAGCGCGAACGTCAGCAACTCGCCAGCACCAACGAAAACCAACGCATACAATTAGGCATTCAGGACGCTGAGATTAGAAAAGCTGCTCCAAAGGTGGAGTATTACGACAAGGTGATGCAGTCCAACTGCACCATGACAACCACTCAAATAGCCAACGGACTCGGAATGCCATGCCACAGACTGAACAAGCTGCTGCGAGATGCTGGCATTCAGTACAAGCAAAGCGGACAATGGTTGTTGCGCTCGCCATACACCGACTTCGGACTGCACGCAGTACGCACACAAACCTACACTCATGCCGACGGCTCAATAGGCACAAGCCAGTACAACGTATGGAACGAACGAGGTAAACGCTTCATTTCGGCACTTGTTGACAACAACTGGAACGTAAAACAAGCAATCAAAGTATTAAGCGATTTTTAGTATGAATTTTATTGACAAAATATTTATTCTATTCCGAGAGCGGAGAGCGCAAAGCAAGGCCAAGCAGTCCGAAATGTTGTGCGGCCAACTCTCTGAACGCATTCAGGTAAAGGAGTTCCAAAGCCGTATGTACATAGCGGTTGATGGAATACCTATGATAGACATAGAGAACCTGCGGACTGGAGTGATAGACGAACTTGCCGAAATACGCAACACCATCATAAAATACAAAATGCGTTGATATGCCATACTACATCAAGAAAGAAAGTGCGAAAAAGAAACCACGCAAGAGCGGAACACGCACACTCATCAACAAACTTGACAAGATTTTCAGCCTCTACATAAGGTTGAGGGATAGCAAGCCATTTGGCTACAAGGCTTTCAAGTGCATATCATGCGGACAAATAAAGCCTTTCGCCAAGGCAGACTGCGGCCACTACTACTCACGCTCCAAAATGTCCACAAGGTACGACGAGGATAATTGTCATAGCGAATGCAATTTTTGCAACAGATTCAAATCAGACCATCTGGACGGTTACAGAGAGAACTTGATACGCAAGATAGGCCAAAGCAGATTCGACTTGTTGCGGTCACACTCCAACCAAGTAAAGAAGTGGTCAGAGTTCGAGTTGCAGCAACTAATCAAGTACTACTCGGCACTTGTAGACAAAATGTTAGAAGAAAAATGAAACTATACCAGACACCGACAGAAAAGAAACGACAAAGGGAACATTCCAAGATATTCAGATTGTACTGCAAGCTGCAAGACAGCACAGATTTGTCGAACAATCAGATATACAGCCACATTGCGGTAAAGCTTGGCTATTCGGTCAGCGGTGTGCGCAAGGTGGTCACACGCATCAAAACCGAAAGACAATGTGCAATGGATGGATAAAGCTACACCGCAAAATTCTTGATTGGGAATGGTTCACTTCACCAAGCACCCTGCAACTGTTCATTTACTTGTTGTTAAGGGCAAACAAGGAGGATAAAAAATGGCGAGGCATACTTATAAAAAGAGGGCAGCTCGTCACCTCGGTAGCCACCATTAGCGAAGAAACCAAATTAAGCACGCAACAAGTGCGCACTTCGCTCAATCGTCTAAAATCAACAAACGAAATAACAAGCAAAACAACAAACAGATTTACGCTCGTAACTGTCTGTAAATACGAGAGTTACCAACTTTACGAGGAGGTAGAGCAACAAACAAAACAACAAGCACTTCAACAAACAAACAACAAACAGATAACAAACAAACAACAACAACTAAAGAATAATAAGAATATAAGAAATAATAAGAAAGAATCTATACTCACTAACGTTCGTATAGATGAGAAAGCTACGGACGCTCCTGTCGTCGCTACAACCACAACAGACGATATGGAACTTCGGAAAGAAAAATTTTATCAGTCTTTAGTGCCTTACGTCGCAAAGTATGGCAAGGACATGGTTCGGGCTTTCTATGACTATTGGACGGAAAAAACGTATGGAGGACGAAAAATGCGGTTCGAGAAGCAACAAGCATTTGAAATCTCAAAACGTCTTGCCACATGGCAGAAACATGATTTAAGCTATGCAAACAGAGATAACACAAGAATTGGTCAGTCGGGCAGCACTCGCGCAGAGCGAGATGCAGAGTTCCTTGCCCATGTCAGAGAAAAAATGTCGCGCCCTGACGAAGACGCAAGCGATATACCTTTTGCGCTACGCGACCGCTGAGAACGTGATAGCATCATTTTCGCCAGACAAGCAAGTGAATTTTGCACGCTATCCGCAGAAATGCCTCGTCGGGAACTGCCCCACACTGGTTGATGTCCGCTGCATCTGGGGTGGACGGTTCGCAGAGTTGTGGCTGGAGTGCCAGCTGAAAGACCTCTCGGAGTATGCAGGGGCAAAAGAGAAACCCGACACGCTGCAAATCGAGGAAACCGCAAGGGTCATAGCAGGCGAGTTCTACTACCTCAAACTTTCAGAGTTCATGTTGTTCTTCGCCCACTTCAAGGCTGGGCGGTATGGCAAGTTCTACGGCAGCGTCGACCCACTCGTGATAACAGAAGCCTTGCAAAAGTTCAAACTATGGCGGTTCGATGCCATGAACAGAGTGCATGAGGCGGCAGAACGGGAAAAACGAAACGCGAAACCAGCAAACGACCCAGATTGCTGCACATGGGCAGAATGGCAAGAACTGCGGTGGCTGTTCAACATGGGCTACGAACGCGGAAAGGACGGGAAAATCAAATGAGGAAAGTCTTGGTCTATTGGACTTGCAACCGCATTGCAAAACGCAAAATCCAAAAACGTTTCAAACTCATTGAGCATACTTCTGTCAACGGAGAAACAGAATGCACGGTACATGACGCAGATTGGGTGCTATTCAAAGAGACATCAAAACGCGGATTTTTCAAAATTCGGCACAAAACAGAATAGCAAACATCGTTCCATACATCAAAACAACCGCGGAATGGTGGCTTATCTTCGTTCTGACGGCATTTTATACGCAAATCGTATAAGTTATCACACAGAGACAAAATAAAGCCTTAAACGCAAAATTTAGAAAATGACAAAACAACCAATAAACCCCATCACATCACAATTCTCTAACCCTTTTTATGGCAAGAGTCTGAAAAGACGCATTGGCTCGCCTCTCTACACCACCTACAAGAATGGCATTAACGAGCTGGAGGAGCGCGACAGACGATGCAGAGAAGAACCTACAAGCAAGGAGAGCCGCATCTTCGGTGATGTGTTTTATCTCAACATGATGCGTAAGGAATTTGCTAACAAAAAGTTGCGCAGTGCGCTGTGCACTATCAGTATGAGCAAATATTTCCGACACGACATCAAGAAGCGCGTCAAGGAAATCCAAGTTAAGATAGCACAGTGGGACAGTGATATAGCTCGCTGCATAGCTACCGACAGCTTGATTGAGATGTATGACGGACTCGCAGAGTGGACAGATGAACACTTTGAACATCTGTGGCAACCGTTTTACTACTCGGTGATGCAGGTGCTTACTCGTAATTGTGTGAAGGACGCTCCCGTGATGGCGGCTCTTGAATGTGCGCTGCCTTTGTATGAGTATGCCAACGGCCGATTGCTGATGGACATTGCACAGACTGCAATGGACTGCCCTGCCACCAAGCTGCTTGGTGTGATGGTGGAGGAGGATATTTACCGCATGGCCGACAGACTACGCACAAGACTGGCTGGCATTGTGACTGGCAAGGACGAGGAGATTGACCTTAATGCCGACAACAACGTCAACACAGCTGGCGTCAATCTGCTTAACGCATTGAGCAACACGGAGCAGATGAAGGGCTGGCTACAAGATTATTTTGAATATCGCGATAGTGCGAAATAAATTGACAAACAACATGACGATAGAAGAAAGAGTTTTACACTACACACGAAGAAACTCCTACGGGAGATTGATATTTCCTCATTGCGTGAGAGCGCACATTGACGAGATTATGCTTTATGCGCCTTGGGCGTTGAGCGCGACAGAATTGAACAACATTAAGAGAGGTATTATGCGATGAATAAGCCAGTGTGCAAGAACTGCAAGTACTATGTGGGGAAAACAAACTTGCTCTATCTGCCAAACGGATATTATTGCAAGTATGCCTTCAAGCCCTATGCTCACAAGTGGGGCAATTGCATTGATGATTGCGAATACAACGACAGGGTAGCACGTGAATGCAATAGCACAAATACCTGACCGTTGCAAAAAATGCAATAGTCGAGGTCATAACACAATGTACGAAGCAATAAGTTGGCATCAGTTGCAATGCAACACCTTGATGCACTTATCTGAGAATAGATAAACAAACAACAATCACAGTTGCCAGAATAAGTGGTAACAACAAAAAAACAAATTAAGAAATGGAAACAAACATTGGAAAGAAAGTCATTATCCGCGGCGGCCGCAGCGGAGTAGAGTTTGGAACATTGGTCGCACACGACGGTCAAGAGGTTACGCTTCACAACGCTCGTAGAATATGGTACTGGGACGGAGCGGCTTCTCTCTCTCAGCTTGCAGTAGATGGTACGTCCAACCCAAGTGAATGCAAGTTTACTGTCGCGGTAGAGAGTATTACCATTCTTGACGCGGTGGAGATAATTCCTTGTTCAGAGAAAGCAATTAAATCAATAGAAGGAGTGGAGGTATGGAAACTTTAGAAATTCGTATCAAAGCCTTTTCGAGCACGACCTATGGCTATGACTGTGTCAATGGCAAAGGCGATGCCCCTGGCAAAGGATATAGCTCTGGCGATGGCGATGGCGATAGCGATGGCTGTGGATATGGTCTTGGTGCTGGCGATGGCTACGGCTCTGGCGATGGTGCTGGTATAGGCTGTGGTGTTGGTAATGGTGTAAAGGAACTGAATGGAGACAATGTCCATCTCGTAGATGGTTTGCAAACCATTATAAAATCAGTTCACGGTAATATTGCGCAAGGTTTTATCTTAAAAAGCGACCTTACTTTGCAGCCTTGCTACATTGTCAAGGAACAAAATTATTTCGCTCATGGCGACACCTTGCACGATGCTTTCACATCTCTGCAAGAGAAACTCGAGAGACTCTATGACGAGAGCACCGAAGAGGAGCGAATAGAGGCGTTTGTTAAGAAATTTCCAAACTACGACACGCCCTATCCAAACCGTGACCTTTTCGATTATCACAACGTTCTCACTGGCTCATGCCGCAAGGGTAGAGAGGGCTTTTGCAAGGATAAGGGCATAAACCTTGATGGCAGCACCACAGTCCGCGATTTCGTTTCTCTGACAAAGGATAGCTATGGGTCAGAAACTATTCGTAGGCTGCCGCAGGCTTATGGAGTAAACGAGCAAAACGAATGACAGAATATGACGGAAAAAGAAAAGATTAAAATGCTGCTTAAGATGCGCAACAAGATTGCGAGCCTTGGCATGGACTACAAGTGCAGCTGCACGTTCGTTGAGAACAGACTGACAGACCCGAATGTCGCAAAGACGTTTGATGCGCAGAGGGAGGCACTGGAGAGCCAATTACGTAAACAATTCAATTTTAACATATAGACAATGACAACAACTCTTTACAATTACACACCCCACTCGATAACGCTTAACAGCGGAGAGAAGTATGACAGTGTCGGGGTGGCACGAGTTAGCAATACCTTTAGCGAGTTTGACGAAAACGGCATCTGCTCGGTGAGTTATGGCGACATAACTGGGCTTCCAGAGCCTAAAGACGGCTGCATATACATCGTGAGTGCCTTGGTACTTGCGGCAGCTAAGGCGGCTGGTAGAACGGATTGTGTTGCACCTGCTACGGGCCACCCTGATTGTTTGCGCAAAGACGGGTTTATCGTTTCTGTGCCTTGCTTTGTGAGATAACATTAAAGACCAAAATAAAATCAATATGAAAAAAGAAGTGTTCTACATAGTTAGCGAACAGCCTAAACCTGATTGTAGTGTTGATGTTTACCTTACGACAGAGAAGCCATTCCGCTACGAAAAAGACGATAGATTTTGGGTTGGCTATCCAATCGCAACGGATAGCGTATCTAACGTATTCCGTGAGCACGTACCCTCATTGGGAGAATGTGTCGAAGTTGAATGTAAGTTCCATGCAGAGCATGAAACTTACATTGACCGCATGGAGGACGAATTGGAAGAGTTGACAAATAAAGTATTGAAGTTAGATACGTTTATGGGAACAGAAACGTATGAGAAACTTACAATGGCAGAAAAAATCTTAATGACTGACCAACTTAAAGCAATGAAGCGATACAGAGATTGCCTTTGTGATAGGTTGAAAAATAACAATAGAACATGCAGGTAGAAATAAGCGCAATGATTGAGGATTACGATATTCTTGCTTACGTATCAGAATACAAACAAGCAGAAGTGCTTGAGCATATATTTGACGAATGCACCAAATCATCACAACAGAAATTTATAAGTGAACTCGATGATTCTTACCTTGTTGAAGAATTAAAGTCGCGTGGATATACGATAACTAAAAACAAATAAAACAATGAACATAGCAGAAATATTGAAAGATTGTGTGGTAGGTACAAGCCTTTATAGCTCAATGTATGGCGAGCTAAGCTTATTGTACGTTCTGTCTTGCTCGCTTTATCCTATATATTGTAGGGTAATAAGGAGTGGAAACATAGTGAGTTTTACAAAAGATGGTAAACTTCACACAACAGATGCAGAACCTACACTCTTTCCATCAAAAGACCAACGTGATTGGAGTAAGTTTGGAGTGAGTGAACAAGATACTAATACCCGACCTAAACCTCAGTTTAAGCCTTTTGAAAAAGTGCTTGTCCGTGATGGTGACCAATATGAATGGCAATGCAATTTTTTCAGTGGTATGGACAAAGAAAACTTTTATTTGTGTGTTAGTGCACGTTGGGAGCAGTGCATACCCTACGAAGGGAACGAGCATCTTTTAGGAACAACAAACAAACCCGAATAACAATGGAAAACGAAGGATTTGACTTTCACGAAATCAAAACCTTTGCAGATGCTTGTGAGAAGTTGGGCATGAAAGAACACCTACTTACTGGCAGTATGGGTGGAGATAGAGAAGCGCAAGGACAAGCGCAAGCACTTTACAAGTTGCTGATTATCAAAAAGGCTATCAACAATGGCAAGTGGCGTGATGAAGAAGGCTGGAGCTTTTACCATTACTTGGTGCTCTACTCTAAGGAAGAAATGGAGCGCATGAGTGAGGAGGAGAAGCAGAGAAAGGGTATTAGACAGCTCCTCTCCTGTGCTGATGCGGATAGTACGGGGAGTGCGGGTGTCCGCTGTGCGTATGCGAGTAATCGTGGTGCGCATACGGTTACGAGTTTTGGTTTCCCCTTGTGCTTTAACAGCGAGGAAGCCGCCCTCTACGCCGCCCATCAGTTTGAAGATTTGTTCTTTCAGTACTACGGAATTAAAGTAAAAGCGTAACATAACTAAAAACAATATGGGAAAGAAGCAATACAACGAATGGATAAGCGTTAAGGACGAGCTTCCAGAATATGAGGAGGTCGTGCTTGTGTGCAACGAAGATGAGCCGAGTGGTATGTGGTTAGCACGTCGGAGCAGCAACCCGTATGAAATCACTGACAGCCACAAATTCGTTTGCTTCGGGCTGGAGGTAACTCATTGGCAGAGAGTTAAACAATTAAACGAGAAATAACATGACACGAACAACATTCAAGAAAATTCCGTTTGACCTTGAGTTGGCGAAGAAGATTACCAACAAGGAAGTTAAAGGAAGGATAGTGACAGAGGACAATTTTCCTGCAAGGATAGTTTGCTTTGATATGAAGTTTGGAGTAGATAAAATTCTCGCAGTCCTTGTTGGTTGTGGTGGCGAATATGAAATAGTGGTAAGGTGTAACTTAGATGGTACTTGCCGTGATGACAGAAAAGAAGATAAATTCAATCTCCACATCGAAGTCCCAACCTACTACCGCGACTACTCCAACTTTGTTCCTCAAAGATGGCAGACTTGTTTGGTGAGAGATTATTCTTTAGATATATGGAGAGTAGCAGTATGTAGCGGAAAAGATGCTTATGGTAGACCACTCTTTTACTCGGAAAGAAATACTGATGGCTGTTGCGGTTGGTATCATTATCTCCCACTTTCTAAGGTAACCGAGCGTCTGATTGGTATAAGCAAGAGCTACGAGCAACTGATAGAAGAACTTGACGGAAATGGCAAAGATTAAATCATGTGACGGGCAAGGCTGCAAGGAGCGCAAGGCTTGTTTGCGCTTTGCTCTGTCGCATACAGAGAGTGACAGACACAACATTCACAAGGCTTGCTATTTCACAAGCCAGAACGGGCGCGACTGCCCAATAATGATTAAACAGAGAACAATATGAAAGAGGACATGACAGCACTTGTGCTAAGACACATACCAGAACGTGTTCCACACACCAAGTCGGAGCTTGCCGACATCTATCTGACAGAGTCGAACAAAATTGAAACAGACCGCATGAAGTCGCGTGAGAGAAAACGTGACGATGACGAGGTGGTCAATAGCCGCTACGACCCACTGATTGCCGACAAGGAGGCACAACTCACCGAACTGCAAAACGAGATAGAGAAACTTAGACATGAGATGTTTGGGCAACTCTTATATGCCAGTTTGGAAGAGGAGCGCAGAAACCAGGAACTTGCCGACAGACGAAAGGTGCTTGATATGTGGTTTGAGACAATGCGAAACAGAATAGAAAAAGAACAAGAAAACAGCAAATAACAAAACAAACGATTAAAGTCATTATGAAACTTTTTGTAGAAGATTTGAAGGAGATGTATGCAGTGCTTGACAATGCCATACAGAACTCTGACCACACGGACTTTGAACAGTGCTATTTGGCACTTGGTGAATTGTGCGAGTATGCTCTGTGCGGCTCAGATAGATACAAGGTAGTGACCTTTGCGCCTGACCGAATAGAGATGCTCAAAAGAGACATGAATTATGTGCAAGGACTCATGAGCAAGGAGCAGGAGAAAGCTTACCTTGATGATGAGTGGAAACGCCTAAATGGTAAAGAGGAGGGCAAGAAATGATAGATGCAATTTTTTATGCTGTGACTTTTATTCTTTGCGTTTACGGGGCTTACCTTGCTGGCAAGGATATTGGCAGAGAGAACGGATATTATGAGGGCCGCAGCGAGGCTCGAAGAGACCTTGAACACATTGTTGAACACTACAAAAAAATGGCTTATGCAAAGGACACTCCAACAGAGGGCGCGTGAGGCTGCCGACCGCATTCGCTGTGACGAGTGTGGCGAGCAAAGCACTTGTACGCCACTTATGGCAAAGGCTTGCCTTAAAGGTTTTATTCGCGGTTATGTTGCCGCAAACACAAAAAAGTAAAAGACATGATAAAGCCTGAGATGATATTAGATTACGGCATGAGTATTGCGCTTGTAATAGCCTTTATCTACATGACCTATCGCGTGATTAAAAAAATATTCGACGAAACATGAAACTACTGATAGTAATAGCACTAATGTTGTTCGTTTACTGGCTGTGGAAGGACATCAACCGTCATGACGGACCGCCGATTGCGAGCAGCTAATTAGCAACATACCCCACTTACCAACCTCATATTTTATTTACTTCATAAATATAAATGGTTTTGTTTTAGTTGGATTTTTTATTTGCCCGAGGTCGGGTAACACTCGGTCCGTGTCCGAGGTGGGGTACAAAAAAAGAACGTGCCTGCAACACGTTCAATGAGTGACGATATTACGCCTTTCTGTTATCTACAACGAAAGAGAATATAGAACCATTCTTCGGGTAAATGCGTACACCATTTTTCGTGATATACTTACAGAATACGCGAACAACGCCATTCTCCTTTTGATTTCTATTGGATTTCATGCTAACACCTCCTTTCTGGCTATGCTCAACCGCTTTATTGCGGTTGGCGAGTTGTCTGCTTCCGACAGACAACGAAAAAGCCCAAAGTGCAGGACAATGGGCTTGTTTCTTTTCTCGGCGAGAAGAGATAGAGGCATCGGAAGTTTGCCTCGGGAGGTGTTAGCTCCAATAGAAATCACTGCAAAAGTACTAAACAATCAAATACGAAACAACAAATGAACGACAATTAACAATAGCAAAAAATCATAAGCCCTCTCTGCAACGCCACAATTTAATAACTTAAACTTAACGGATTGATTTTTAATGGTGCAGTGGTGTCGGCAGCGCGTGGTTCGTGGCCACGGAGGGCGCAATTTTAATGAGAAATAATATGACTACAAAACAAGTTATTCACGCCATGCACCTGCACCAGAAATGGCGCAGAGGTGCAATTAGCGAGATGCCATTAACGGCAAAGGAATATGGACAAGCCTTGGACGAGGCAATAAGACTGCTTAGACAATATGACAAACAGCAAGACGGGGCAGTGCGGTGAGTGCCTGATGTTCGCCAAAGGACGGTGCCCGAAATTCTTTTCTAACTCTGTGCGGACCGCGTGTAATGGTTTTACACAGAGCAAGGCAGTAACTAAAAATACACACTTCGATAAAGTATAAACATTATGACATTCGACGAATACCAAGAACTTGCAATGACTTTCTGTACAAAGGAGAGTAACAATTTACCATACATGATACTCGGCCTTAACGAGGAAGTTGGAGAACTGACAGGAAAGCTTGCAAAAGCAGTGCGCAAGGGACTGCTAAAGCCTGACCTTACCTTTGACGAGGACAACGTGAGTGAAGAACATTTTGAACTCATGGACAACATCACAAAGGAATGTGGCGATGTACTATGGATGCTCGCTGGGTTACACTCCGTTCTTAACAAACGACTCGAAACTACTGCGCATCTGAATATCCACAAACTTACAAGCCGCAAAAAACGAGGCGTTATCGTCGGGGAGGGCGACAACAGATGAGCAAAGATTGGAATGGAGGATTTAATTCCGTTTTCAAATGTCTCGGCGCAAGCTCGCACACTGAAAAGGAACGCGAGCCTAACGACTACTATGCCACAAGCCATAAAGCAATAGACCTGCTGTTTGAAAGCGACAATTTCGTTAGGCCAAAATATGTTTGGGAGTGCGCATGCGGTGAGGGACATCTCGCAAAACGACTTGCCGATTTTGGCTGCAACGTCTATTCGTCAGACCTCGTTGATAGGGGGTTCGGCACAGGTGGCGTTGACTTCCTTAAACAGGTTGAAATGCCATTCCGTAACGTAGAAAGATGTATTATCACTAATCCGCCGTATAAATACGCTATGGAGTTTGTGCTTCATGCGCTTGCCTTGCTTGAAAATGGAGAACGAGCTGTGTTCTTCCTAAAGACAAGTGCGCTTGAAGGCAAGAAAAGATACGAAAGGTTGTTCAAGCCCTTCCCTCCTAAAATGATTTACCAATTCAAAGGGAGGGTCATCTGCGCAAAAAATGGCGATTTTGAAAACATTAAAAAGGTCGGCAGTGCGGTTAGCTATGCCTGGTTTGAATGGGTCAAAGGTTATAATGGTGTCACTAATATATGCTGGATATAATAAAAAACATAGTTCAAATGAAAAAGGAAAAACACGAAATTAGCAACAATGAGCTTTTACACAAATGTTTAGACAACTTCGATGCGGAACACGTCAACTTCATCTTGGAAGCAGCACTGTTAAACGTATCAAGCTTGAAACAAGGAATGGACGACAGCCAACTCCTCATTGTCGTAAATTCTGTATCAGAATTGGCAATAGAACTTGCAAATGCAGAAAACAGAATTACGACTATAAAAAGATTGCTTAATTCAACGAAGTAATAATTGCGTATGAAAAATTCCGAATTAGAATTTAAGCTAAAGGAAGTTCTACCTAAATTCAGTGCGCAATTCCAACAAAAAATGCTGCACAGCATCGAATTGCTACGTAAGGCTGAACGGCTTGCCAAGTCCTATGACAAAGAAAATGGATACTTCCTCGCTTTTAGCGGAGGAAAGGACAGCCAATGTCTTTACCACATTGCGAAGTTGGCTGGCGTGCAATTTCAAGCGCACATGAACCTTACAAGCGTCGACCCTCCCGAAGTAATCCGTTTTGTTCGGGAACAATACCCTGACGTGGAACTTGCCAAACCACACGACAGTATTTTTAATGTGGCTATAAGGCGTAAAATCTTGCCTACCATGCGTGTGAGGTGGTGCTGCGAGGAATACAAGGAAATGGCTGGAGCTGGAAAGGTTACGCTCATTGGCATAAGAAAAGCTGAATCGGTACGAAGAGCTAAACGCAATGAAGTCGAAATAAACAACCACTCTTTTAGTGGTACATTAGACGAACTTGAATATTACCGAAACAAAAAAACTGCGAAGGCCAAGCAACGAAAAGCACAAAAGAATGGCGAAGGCGTGACCATAGTCAATGCCGACGGTGAGCGTGTCCTTGGTTGTATCAGAGGCAAGGAGTCGCTGCTTATTTCGCCTATCATTGAATGGACAGACAATGAGGTGTGGATTTTCCTCAATACGCTCGGCATAGCTCATTGCGAACTTTACGACCAAGGCTATCACCGTATAGGCTGCATTCTCTGCCCTATGAGTTCTCCAAAGCAAAAAGCAATAGAAATGATGCGATGGCCTCATGTAAAGCGCAACTGGATTAAAGCCATCAAAGCTATCCGTGCTGGGGGGGTATTTCAAAAAGAATATATCTGGTGGAACATCAAACGCGACCTCATTCCGTGCGACAATCGCAGAGGATTGCTCAGGAAACAAACCGCACAAGAAATCAACCCAAAGAAGCCACACATGGGTTTTCTGATAGCTCCTCGCCTGACAGCTTGACAGAGGAGCAACAAAACGAAATAGCTGAAAACATCTTTGATTGGTGGGTCTCTGGCAAATCATACAAACAATGGTATGCAGATAAATTTATACACCTCCATATAAATTTTAATGACTGAATACACACATTATAGCAAAAAGCGTGACAGAACGTCACGCTTTTTTTGTTTATTCAAAACTCTCCATATACCGCCATATCTTGTTGCAGGGCGCATCTTCATCTTCAAAGAAAAACGCATGACCGGTCTCTATAATCAAGTCTGGCGTCAACGTCTTGCACAAGTCGGCATAAGCCGCATTAAACGCTACATACTTGTCGTAGTCCGTTACACAAGGCTTAAACTGCAACCCTTTCGTGGCTTCAAGCACCTGCTCCAGGCTCCAGTGCGGCCCGTGATGCTCCGCGCCGTCTTTAGTAGTGTAGTATATGCGGCTGACAGCCTTCTCTGCACTCTCCTTATCGAAGTGCTTGCACTTGCCACCACCCTTGCAAAATACCATATATAATCTTCCCATAATCATCATTTCTTAAATTCGTTGATAAAATCGCGAAGTACAGCACCAAGGCTCTTCACCTCGTTTTCAATGCCCTCAATCCGCTTGTCTTGCGCACGCTTCTCCGCAAAGGCTGGATTAAGCTCCTCCAACAACTGGTTACAATTTGTCACCGCTTGCTTGTGTCGCTCCACTTGCGACAGTGCCTCCTCGCTTGCAGCCTTTAGTGCTTCCACCTCCCTTAGTATTCCTTCCTTGTCGGTTGACAATACAAGATGCCCTGCATACGTTATTGTTGCAGTTTCGGGGATTGTGTAGGTCTTGGTCGCACCATCTGCCTCAATGGTTATGTCTACCACAAGGCCCGTAGGCTGCGCGCCGAAAGCCTTGGCTTGGTTATTGTCGTAGCGCGGAACTGCAACACTCACGGCCTTGCCTTGATAATATCTTGCGCCCTCCTTGTCAAGAAAGTAAATCGGGTAGCCTATTTTTACGTCTTTGAATAGCATGATTTCAATCGTTAGTAGCACGTGGGGCAATTACTTCCCCACGTGCTTGTTATTACTTCTCTTTCGACCTCTTCCGCGACCTCACGAAAAAGCTATTGTCCACCTTTTCGTTGGCGTCAGCAATATGGTCATCAGTGGCTATTTCCGTTTTGGAAACACCTCCTCATGTCGTTGCAGTTGTAGTCTTGCTAAGGGCTGCAATCAGTGCGGCAGTCTGGTTCTGCTGCGACAGCTCCAATCTCGCGTCTTGATACTTGCGGTCTATGTCGGCATACCAATGGTTGTTCAAGGCATCAATTATGCGCTGCGTGTTGTCCTGTCCTGCACGAATAACATCGCACTTGTCTTGTGACATCTGATAGCCAACAGAGCTAAATCCGCGCTCCACCGATGAGTTTACGAAATTGAGGCTCTGCTGCAAGGAGTTGGTCTGTCCTTGTATTGCGAGCTGGTTCTCATAGCCCATCTTGGTGATGTTGTTTTGTGTGTTGCAGCAGCAATTTTGTATTGCCTGGATAACTGCCGCATCACCTTTCTCCGCTGCGTTGATTACGCGCTCTGCCGAGAAACCTACCTTGCCGCTTACGTTGTCAATAGCGGAACGAACTGCACACACTCCTTGCTGCAACTGGTTGAAGTCGCAATTAAGGTTCGCGCCCAGTGTGGTCAAGGCATCGTTATTGCCCTTGATTGCCTGCATCAGCAGGTCGGAGTTGTGGTTGTCAGCCATCTGCGAGCGCAGCGACTGAATTTGGCCCTGTATCTCGGCATCTTGCAGACCATTGCGGTTGTTGCCAAACCCGAAGCCATTGCCACCGAACATGGCGAGGAAAATAAGGTACAAAAACGGATTGTTCAGCCACTGGTTTGCACCTCCAAGGCCACCATTCATCATAGCTGCCAGGGCCATGGGGTCATTGCCCTTGTTGTTAGCCATTGCCGCGTAAGCAAGCGCATCATTACCTCTGTCGCAACAGATTACTTTCTCTACATTGTCCATAATTATTTGAATGTATTAAGTCGGTCGGGGAATATCCCCCGATAGCGCAAAGGTGGTGACAAGTTGCTTGTGAGTTGCTTGTGAGTTTTGTTGTTTGTTTGTTAGTTGTTTGTACTCAACTCTGCACCAATATTTGTTAATTTATTTGGAAGTTGTAGATTGCAGTTGTATCTTTGCACTCAAATAAGAGTGTGTTATTGTATGAAAAATAAATCTCAACAATCATTGGAAGCTGCGCAAAAATTAATAGGTTTGCGCAAGCCCCTTGGTTATAATTCATCAATACATTGCTCTTATTATGCGGTATTGCAATATATGAAATATATGCTTGCTAACACACGGAATACTCCGTTATCTTATGAACAGCAAGATATTTCAAGTCAAAGTTCTCATGAGTACCTTTTGAATGAAATTACCAACAGATTTGATAGTTACAACGAAAGACGAAACTTCACTCATCTATTTAGACTTCTAAAGAAAAATAGGGTCGAGGCCGATTACACCACAAAAGATTTCTCGGAATTTGAGAGTTTGAAATGCAAAGAAAATGCAGAAGCCGCAATTAAAAAAATAAAACGTAATTTGGGTGACCTATGAAAAAGGAAATAATCAAAGAACAACTTAATACATGGTTTGGCCAAATGCTGCAAAAGTATACTTGGCTTAGTATAAAGTTCGAGTATAACGATTTGGAAAAATGCTTCATGGTTTCCTTTTCGCCTAAATTCATCATATCTAAAGATGAAGGATTTTGTAAAGAGGCCCTGACTTTTGAGAACGAAATGAATAAGGTGTATGGAGATTACGCCCCTTTGTTCTGCGATGATGAAGACCTTTTTACTTTATCTCCTGAAGCTGAGTTCTTCCCAAGTCAGACAACAAACTCATTCTATACAGATGAAACGATTGATTTCGCGAAAGTGAACATTTGCAATGTTTCTGCGTATATATCCTCGAAAAAAATTGAGCAAAATACTGACATTAAGGTAGCGCAATATAACGATAAATACAGAATAGCGGCATGAAACCAATAGAATACCAAATTGCATCAATGCGAGTGCTGCATTCCGATATAATTCCTGAGAATTACGATGCAGAACGTATTCAGTTAGGCAATACATTCTCTTTCGGAGTTAATGTGGATAACAATTTAATCCTATGCAATCACAAGTTCGTTTTGAAAAAACAAACTGAAACCTTTGTTGATATAGAATTAGAAACAATCTATAAAATCTCGTCTGAATCTTTTAATGAAATGATAGATAATGGGCGAATTGTAATTCCTACTGGGTTTTTAGTTCAATGCGGCTCTATAAGTTATGGGTCTTTACGTGGTATAGTTTTATTGAAGACGAAAGAAAAAGGCTTAGATAATGTCATTATTCCGCCAATGTATATCGACCAAATTATCGATGGACCTGTAATCATGAATTTGTAAATACAACATTAACTTCTCGAATCCTGACTTGTAAGATCCCATATAACTAAAGGCCACCCAATCCAGGTGGCCTTTATTCTTTCTTTTTAGCCCGTCCTTTATCTCGTATTATTTTCGGCAAAATGCACAAAAACGCGCATTTCTGCCATATTATCACCGATTATTCTCCGCTATTGGCAAGGAAATGGATTTCCTTACCTCATAAAAAAAAGTGACCCATACAGGCCACTTCGATAATTAAAAGTCCTTCAAGAAATATGAATGATGTCCTCGCCAAAATACGCTGATATTTTGGCTATTGTAGACAATGTAAAATTGTGCGTTCCTCCAAGCCATCTTGATACTTCTGCTTCTGAACGCCCAATGCCTTTTGCAAAATCTTTTTGCGTCATTCCTCTTCCCTTCAAAATGTCAGCTATCTTGTCAGACACAGACATAGAGAGATTTACTTGTCTCTCAATGTCGTTCGGTATCCGATTCATAGCTTCCATAAAGAACTTTCGAGCTTTCATAATTCAAAATCTTTGTCTTTTGGATTAAACTTTCTTTCTTCTATTGTGACTTCGCCCCTCTTTATCGCAACTTTAAGTGCTTTGTCTAACTTTTGCAAAGTTACAACATATCCGTTCAAGTCATCACAATCTTGGTATTTTTGTGCCTTTTTTACACCTCCATTTCCTGCTATGAGTATGCTGTCATTTATTCTCACGCAATACAATCTCAATTTTCCTGAGTCTATAGGAAGCGCACATACACCATCGTTGTATTTCCCCTCTGGCCGAAAGTAACGTTCAAGAAAGCCACTAACCTCCAGCATTCGTTTAATAGCTGTAAGTATTGTGTTTAAGTCCTTGCTGTAACTTTCATTGTGCTTCTGGACGAATTTCTCAAATTCGCTAATACTATCGCCTTCTAAGCAAATAGAAAACAAACTGCCTTTTTCTGCTTCTGCAACTGATTGTAATTTAACTGATGCCATTTCTAATGTTTTATAAATAACATTGCAAAGATAACAAATTGTTCAATAGGAATTACCTTTTAAGGTAATATTTTTTGCAAAAGTGTTTTTACCTCCTCCCTCATCACCCGTGCAGCCAGCCCCTTTAGTCTGTACCTCGCACTATTCTTAAGCGAATTAACCCTCTGCTGACTCATGCCGCTAAGGAATGCAATATCACCCTCGCTCATACCAAGCTCCATCAGTACGTCCACAAGCACCACGCGCGCAACCACACACCGCTCCGAGCGACAGTTGGCAAGCGCATCAAAGTCAAGGCCGCTGGCTTGCATCACGGCTTCAACTGCACTGTCAAAAATCTGTTGTAATTGTTCCATTGTTTCATAAGTGATTTTGTTTTGTAAAAAAATAAGCACAAAGGCAAGCACGGAACACATCACCATGCGCCCATGCTTGCCAAACAAACAACCCAACAAAATCACTTATACTTACTATATATATGGTAATAGAGCAACACGCCTATTACTATGATAAACAAACCGCCAACGGCCCGAATCCTCCACTTTGCAGGAGGCTTCTCCACCCTTGTCACCGCATCACGCACCGTAGCCTTGTGGCTTGTGCTGTTTGTGCGGTGTGTGCGGCATGACACATGACTGCTCGCACTAAGAGCGTCCTTGTTGTGATACACGCTGCGGTCGCGATACACATACTTCGTCAGCACCTTGCCAGCTGTGTCCACAACTACATAGGTAGTCATGCGCTCCGCCACACTGTCCACACTTTCCATTTTGGAAACAGTCACAATCGTATCGCGCACCATCACGCTGTCGGTCTTATACACTATCAGCGTGTCGTGCGTGCGCTCCATGCTCTGCACTACCTTGCGCGCGCAACTGCTGTGCAAGACAACTGCACAGAAAATTACGATAAAAAAGCCACCAATTCTACGCATATTCTTGATTATATTTGTTATCTTTGCAGTGTTTAATTCCCATATAAAAAAAGGCACATCCTAAAGTTGCACTTAACTGCCGCACGAGCTTTTCCGTGTGGCAGTTTTTTCTACACGAACTTGCCATACGCGAAATGGCTCACCCGATTTAGCCACCCCTTCAAGAACACCTCCTGGCTCGGATTTTTGGCAACAATAGCCTTATAAAAAGCTATCCTGTCCTGCTTCAACGCGCCAAACAACGGCAGCGGACTACGCGTATTTACCGCCTGCAAGGTCTGCTTGCCCATGATGCCATCGGCAGTCGTTTTAACAATCCGCTGCAAGTGCGTCACGGCCGTCTTGACTCCGCTGTTATAGGCCCAGTCCACAAGAATAAAGGCAACACTCTTGTCCTGTATGTAGTCAGCCTTGCACTTGTCCCAGTAGAATTTCTTAAAAATGTACTCCCACTCCGCATCAGTAATGCGCTTCAAGTCCTCTATCGTCTTGTTCTGCCCAAACACACTGCGGTAGGTGGTCAATGTCACACCCTTATTAGTAGGCCCTCCCTTGTCAGCCTTTCTGTTACAATAGCCGCCCTCGCGCTCCAGCACAAATGCCGCTAATTCTTTCCAATTTTCCATACGTCATAACTTATTTTTCTTACCTTTGTAGGTGTTAATATTTTTGTTTTGACAAGGTTATGTTGAGGGGTTGGTGCGTTGTGAAACGCGCCAATTTTTATTTCAATTCTTGTTCAATCACATCTCCGATGTCAGCATCTTTCTTCTTGATGTAAGCCACGAACAACCGCTTAATAGAGAAACGCTTCTTGATGCCGTGAATGTCGCACACATGACCATAAATGCTGTCGAACTCTATAAGCAATGCTATCGCACCGCCTATTGCTCCGCCCATCAGGCTGTTGCCTATACCGAATGGGTCCAAAATGCCTTTAGAGAGTAGTAGCCCGAAGATGATAAAGTTGATGTATTCAAGGAACTTCACAATCGTTCTGCGCAATGCGCGCGAGAGCCTGAAATCTTCCTTACGCACCTTTACACTCGCTGTAAGGCCGCTCCAAAAGTCGGTAAAGACAAGTACGATAATAAAAAGCACGAGCCACCGCAGGTCGAACAACACTTGCAGCAATTCTTCGTAAAAAGTGCCAGCAAGCATCGCTCCGCTTGTCACCAGCACAGGACTTCCTCCGCTTGTGCTTACTGTTCTCAGCATTCACCCTCCTTTCTCCTTATATATGCTTCTATATCTCTCGCAACTTCAACTATCTCATCTGGCTTTATGTCGCCGCGAGATGCTGCTATCTTTACGCACTCAATCCTAATTTCTTGTAGTCTGTTCATTATAATCCGAGTTTTGCTTTTATCTTGTTCAATAGTTCTTTGTCCGCTGCCGTCATCACACCAGCCTTTGCAGTTGTCGCAGCCGAAATGCTTAATTCTCGCGTGCCGCCCGTGGTAAATATGGGTGTCACAACCCTTACTTCTGTCGCAGTGGAGTTCTGCTCGCGAAGCTCAAAGGCATCAAGACGTCTGTATACGTCCCACCGTAATAACCCATTACCGCCAGTCCAGGCAGGGGGAAGCCATACTTGACTGTAATTCTCGTCATTTTCGTCATTATTCGCGCCCCAATGTTTGAATCTGATAAACTTGTCATAGCCTCCATTCTGGTATATCCACATTTTGGAACTAAGTATAGTATTGGTGGGGTCTTGGTCTGAACCAGCCGAGTAAATATAATTTGTCTTTGTGCCTGACGTGCCAGTCTGTGCAGTTGGAGGATTGAGTGGCATACTCCATTTGCCCCACTTGCCATTTTGTAAATAGCGCACTGCGGTGGTGTAGTTTCCTGTGCCGTTGATTGATGCAAGAGTTGTGTTGTCAGTGTTCAATGTGATTGAACCCGTTATCGTCTGCATGACCACCTTCTTGTCAACATTGAGCACCGACATAGTCACCGTGAGTGGAATGCCAAAGCACTTGATATAATGCGTACCTTGCTCCGTACTCGCTCCCATGCCGTTTAGCTTGGTATTGAGCGCATCAAGCGTGGTAAGATTGTCTGTCACGGGGTGCAGATAGCTGCCAAGCCCACTTAGCAAGGTCTTGTCAGTGGCTGTCATCACACCTGCCTTGGCCGAGGTGGCCTTAGTGAGTACAAGTTGCTTGTTGCCACTATCAGCAAAGTTTGTGTAGTTAACAATCACATTGTCTGTAGTGCTCAGCCCTTCTGCAAGAGTGTTGTTTAGGAGGCGAGCAAACACATACTTATCCATCAGCCCGTCTTGGTTCTTGCCCACCAAATAGCATAACAATACTTGGCTGTAGTCGGTTTGTTCGGTGTCGTTGGCTGCGCCCCAGTGCTTAAATCGGAGGAACAAGTTGCGGTCAGAATGTGTGTAGGTCCACATCTTGCTACTCAACACAGTGAGAGGATTATCACTATCACCTTTCGAGTACACGTAATTCGTCGACTTGCCCGAAGCTCCGCTCTGCTTAGTGGGTGGCGTAAGAGGCGTGTTCCATGCGCCCCACTTGCCGCCTTGATAGTAACGGACTGCAATGGTCAAGTTGCCAACTGTGTTGATTGACGCAATGCTCGTCTTTGCCGAGTTAAACGTGATGCTGCCTTGTATCGTCTGCATTAACACGCTGTCACCCACATTCAGATTGGCGAACGTCACAAATAATGGAATGCCAAAACACTTCATGCGGTGCAAACCTTGTGCAGTTTCCGCGCCAAATGCGTCAAGTTCTTTGTTCAGCGCATCAATAGTCGTTACATTATCATGCGCAATGAGCCATTCTGCGGTATTAGCCAATGTTTTGCGCTCTGAGGCGTTGACAAGTCCGTTTCTTATCGTTGAATAGGGTATGTATTTATTCTCCCCGTTGTCGTTTATCACGACCATCTCGCTGCCCGTCAGACTCGTGTCCTGCGGTAGCGATTTTAGTACGTCTTTGAGTTTTACTGTTGCCATATTGTTAAGGTTTTATTGCTCCGTTATCAGAAGGGCCAGGTGCCAGTGGCACTTTATTCCATGTCATTTGCCCTATATTCGTGTTGTCCTTAATGGTAAATGAAGGCTTCTCTATACTGCCGCTGCCAAGGTCGCTGCTCGTACTGCCTTCTTCTACGAGCCAATAGAAACTCCCGTTTTCTTCTATACAGCCAGTTAATATGACAGCCTTACCAGTCATCAGTCTGTAATAGGATATTGAACTCTTGCCTGATGACATAGTCGAATCCTTCTTGTATAGTGCGCTTGGTATGCCAGTTTTTATGTCTACTATATTCTGTGAAAGAACTTGCGGCATCTTGTTTATAATATAGAACTTATAATCAAGAAACGCTATACTTTCAGCATAATCATCAGGTGTATTACCATAAGGAGGGAGAGAGATTTTCCTTGTGCCGCCTATTTCGTATGACAATACGACTATTGGGTTAATTACAAAAAAGTTCGGTCTGTAATAGCTGCCTTTTAGTTCAAATGCTTTATTCCATTCATCTTCATTCGTAACTTGTGTTAGCCCCTTTAGGTATGACCCTACAAGCAATCCGTTTACTTGTCCGCTTTCGCAGAAGATATTCCCACGAAACGCATACTTCTCGTTCTTCGGGTCAATTATCACACGGCAGTTGTCCTTGGAGATGCCATACAGCCCCACTACATTAGTGTCCTTGCCGCCAAGGTCGAAGCCCTCACCACTCATGGCAATACCTGTAAACTTGCCCTCCGCGTCTTTCGTACCAAATGCGGCATTCTTCGCGGCCACATAATCCGCACCAAGTTCGGTTGTCTGTCCGTCCCACTGGCGCACCCATGATGGCATATTTATCTTGTCTGCCGCAATGCCTGCAATATCGTTGTCGCTCCTTGTCCATGCGCTCGCTGCTTTGCCTAATTCGAGCTTTGGCTCTGATAGAAATAAAGCAGGCACAATAAAATTGCTTTGAGGTATTTGTTTCGTAATAGCGCGGAACAAACAAAGGCAGGTATCTGGCAAATTGGCTGCCGTCTTGAATGTCACGGTGTGGTATGTCCACTCATGTATTGGCGAAAATTTAACAGCACCATCTTTTGGCGTGTTTTGTTCCTTTCCGTCAACAATCATCTTTTCAGTGGTGTCAACCATTGTAAGGCCGTTTGTGTCATATGTCCACATATAGGTATATAGTGGTTGCGCAATGCTTTTACTTTTTAGATAAAAAGAAAGCGTGTACCAAGTTGATGGCGCGATTTTGCTCTTGACATTTTGCTGAAAAAAATCAACATACGAGTCAGGAGTCGGCAAATCTCCATTTATTTTGAATGCAGTTTCTATCTGCACCGCGCCATGTCCGTTCAAACCGTCAGACCTCGTACCTTTCAGTTCAAAAGTTTTGTCTGTGGTCGGCACATTGTCAAACGTTTCTTGCTTGAACTCTGTATAGTCAAGCAAGTTTGGGCGCATATCCTGCCCGTCCGCACCATCTTTCCCAGGCGCACCGTCTTTCGCCATATAGCTCACGCTGTAAGAATACGTGCCATCGGGCCATTTCGTGCGCGTCCACAGGTATTTGCCCACTTCCGATGGCGGCACACTGTTTAACCATGTCCCCGTTGGCGCATTAACTCCGCTGCTGCCTATCTGATAGGTCACATTGCTCTTGCTGTTCGCACCCCACTTAATCACAACCTCACTGCCTATCGTCACAACACCAGTTTTGGGGTCGTAATCTATCGCACCTTGCCCAAGGCTAAAACTGCCGTTCTCGTTAAAATGGTAATTATATTTCCCGCTATTGCTGTTAAGTGATATTATTGTACCATTTTTCAAATACAAACCAAATCCACCACCATCAGGTATACGGCCTAAACTTGCAACTATCTTGCCCGAAAAAGACTTGGAGTTTACGCCATTAAGCAAGTCAATAGTCGGCACGCCGTTTTCGGTGGCATGGAGGTATATCGCATTCTGTCGGTTCGTTTCGGTTGTGTTGCCATACTGCACAATCTCGTCACCAGCCGCAGGCAAGTTCATCGGCACATCGTTGCTCTCCACAAATTCCGATTCTTCTTCCTGCTTGATTTCGCCCACAAACTCGCTGGCCATGACGGTGAACCAACCCTCCTTCATGTTTGCGCTCTCAATCTTCACCCAGTAGCCCTTTATGCCTTTGGTCTTGCCATCAGAACCCACCTCCACACGCTGGCAGCGTATAAGGTCATTCTTCGCAAAGCCGCCATATCCGTGAGTGGCTTCGCCTTCGAGTTTAATAAGGTAGTATTGGTTTCCGTGTTCATCGGTGCGCAGACTTACTTCCTTTACCTTGCCGCACGCCTGGCTGATGCCGAGTGAGCCGCATATCGCACGAACTTGGTCTATTATCAGCTCATGCGCAATAAAGGCTTTGCGCACCTTTACATTGTCTATTTCAAGCGTATATTCGGGGCTTTCTTCCGAACCGCTGTTGAATATCTTCCACCCATGGCCCATGAAGTCCGAAGCAAAGTATTCTTGCATCTCGCACACCACCTTGCCGAAAGCGTTAAGCACCTTATTTCCTGTGCTTCTCGCGCTCCCTACAAACCCGTTGAACCATGTGCTAAGTAATCTTGCCATATCTTTTATGTTAATTCTTCGTATTCTGTTATGCCGTCGGCTGCACCAACATTGGTCGAAAATGCGTCTATTCCTTTGTTGAATGTTATCTTTCCGCTCGCTTCATCATCACCCACCTTTGACAGGAAGTTCAGATAGCCATATCGCGAAATTTGGTTCAACAGTATAGTGCTTGAAGTCCCTTCGCCTGTCGAAGCGTCCATCATTGTTGGCAACTGCCCGACACTTCTGTTGACGCTTACAGCTTTCTTGTCATCTTGCAATGATATTTCTACCAGGGGTATCAGACTGTCTTCTGACTCTGTTATCTTCAAATTGCTTATAAATATACTCGACGCAATACCTAAATCCGAAGCTTCGTCAATCTCCATTCTGTCGCCCTCTTTTATGTTTGTGTAGATACTTTTCGCGCCTAAACTTACATTCGCATCATGCTGCCTGGCTATCCACAAATTATCTACCACTGGGGTATACGAGAATTTTGTCTTGTCGTTCTCCTTTAGGTAGAGCAACGCGTATTTGAGCAAGCGTTGCGAAGCTGCCTTATAGTACACGTCGGGCATCTTGATATTCAGTATCACAAACTCGTCGCCACCTGCTATCGGACTTTGAGAGTTCGGGTATAGGATATTCAAATCGTTGTCTGATTTCCTTATAATCGTCAGCTTGTACTTGTTGCCGTCTCGTATGCAGTTTTTTATGTCAAATGTACGGCCAACACACTTCCCACTTTTCAAATAGATGTTTGGCGTTTCCGAACCCGTGCGGTAATCCCAAATATTAAAACCTAAGTCCTTTATCCACACAAAGGTTTCTGAAGCTTGCCCTGTATTATAGTCGCTGTCGCCGTTGTCCTCTATTTTGGACGATTTTGCCACTTGATTTAACTTGCCGTTGTCGCCATCGTCCAACACAGGATATATGCCAGCCTTGTTCAAATCTTCTACCGTCATATCCTCTATTGAAGGATAGACGTTGTAGTCGGTCACTTCGTTGTCAGTGCCATCAATGTACACACTGCCCTCTCTAAGACCAGCTATCTTCTTTTGAGGACTTTCTATGTACACGTCATTGCTCGTCACTATAAGTTTGTAGCCTTCATAAGCCTTGTCCACATAACCGCAGTCTGTCTTTATCTCTCCGTCCTTGTCCGTTTCTTTATCTCCAATCGGAAAACCTGGGAGCATAAGCCTCGTGATTGCCATGTTATTTGGATAATTGGCCGATGTCATAGCTCCTTTATGGGTATTGACTATATAGTTGTAGTTCAAGGCTGAAGTACCTCCGAATGACAAGGTGACTTTTCCTTCAGGTCTGCGATTGCTCATGTAGTGCCAGAAAGCTTCGTCTACTACGATGTACCGATAAGTCGTCTTACCCTCGTATTCCCATTTCCCAACAGTGGCATATACTACCTTGTTACCATCGTAAGTTATCTCCAATGTAGGGTGCATGTATTTGATAAATTTGTCGAAGTCCTCGTATGAATCTCTGGGAGGTGTTTCAGCTTTGCAACTATATGACAATCCGTCTTGCGCCCATTTGTCGTGCAAGGTCAATGTCGTTACATACCACTTCGTTCTATCAAAGACAGTCAAGGTCATCTCCAGGTCTGTCGGTACCACATACTCTCGCATTATTTTCATGCACAGGTATTTGTAGTAGTTTGTTGGCACATTGGTCGTGTTACCAAAAGCACGCAAACGGGTTATTACTTTCTGATTGGTGTCGGAAGCACGAGTTATCGACAACAACCCACGGCCTATGCCACAACTGAACACATGGTCTATATTATTTGACGTAGTGCCTATCGTGACTGTCCTGCCGCGGATAATGAAATTTGTCTTGAAAGTGGTGTTTACAAGCAACAGCGCGTCCCAAACGGACTGATTGCTGATACTTATTTGTATGTCCTTGCGAGAATCTTCATAGGTCTTGTCTATCTGGATAGTCCACACATTCTCGCCATAAACCCTGTCAAGGTTGGCTTGTATTCTTTCTGCAAGGTTCTTTACGCCCTCGCAGTAAAACGAAAAGGTGGGGAGCGCGGTCCAGTGTATGTTGTTGTCCTTCTTCACCACGTCGAGGAAGTCGCATCTCACAAGCTCGTCTGACACGGACATGAACTGCACGTTTTCATACGCAAAGGCATTCTTTGAACCGTTTCTCGAGCATTGCTTCTTCGACGATGGCAGCACGTTGAGATAAAAACGTTCAAGTCGGTAATCTATATAATCACCGATTTCAAAATTTATAGGCGCATGGCTCTCAAACGTGATAGTCAAGGAGCAGCTGCCCATGTATTCGCCGTTGTATTCAACTCTCTTGGTAGTCGCCTTTACCGTCTTGCCGTCAGAGCTGTATACCTTCCACTCTCTTGTCATATCTTGTCTGTGATTATATTGTTGCCCTTGTCGTCTGTTATCAGATTGCCGTTCTCGTCTACAATATAGGTGTAGAAGTCCTCGTACATTCTTTCATACTTGGTCAAGTGAAACTTTAACGTGTATTCTACAATGTCTCCAGCCACAGGGTCTGAAAACACGTCTATATCTGAAATGCCCGTGAAATAGCAGGCACCCCAACCTTCTTCCGTATAAGAGCAATAGACTGCAAGAAAGCCGCTGCGCAGATAGTTCAAAAGTTGTATCTCCGTGTTTGTCCACGAGCCTTCCGTGCCTTTATAGCATAACTTGACCTCAAAATCCGCGCCTCCGAAATGCAAACCGTCTGTGGGTATGTACACGTCCTCTCCTTCGGTGTCTTTCCACTCGTTTTTAGGCAGCTCTTTCGTCTCCCACGATGGCATAGTCACCTCCAAAACGCCAGAACTGAAGTTATTGGCGAGGCTCTTCCGTATTTTCTTGGTGTTTACCACCAACAGGTCGTATTTCGCAGTCATATCATTCTCTTTTTACGCAAAATGCCCGATTTGGTGGCACTTCTGTTTCACCAAAACGGACATCTTAACCACTTTGCAAATATACAAATTACATTGAATATATGCAATTAGAAGGAATAATTATACATTTTCGGAAATCTCCTCGTTGACTTCTTCTTTCGTCTTTACTTCGTCAATTATTTTCTTGTTCTCTTCGTCGGTAACTTCTTCTGACTCTCTTGTTTTCATGTAGTGGTCCACAATCCTCAAGATGTCTTCTGTAACGTCTGCGTCAACAATGTTTGAAACGCAATAAACAGACGTTACAAAGGCTACTGCGGCATTCAAGTCATCTTCGGTACGTTCCTCACCGAACACGCATGAGTACAACAGGGTGTGTCCCATCGTGCCAGGAGCATAGCCTATATACCACTGCTTCGACACGGCATATACGGTGATGACACCCGTCTCTTCGTCAAGCATGTACAGAAAATTGTCAATCTGCACGTTCTTTACCTCTTTCTGCTCGGCATTTGCTGCCTCATTCTGCTCGGCATTTGCTGCCTCATTCTGCTCGGCATTTACTGCCTCGTTCTTTTCTTCTGTCATTTCTTCTTTATTTTATAGTTAAACAAATCATACGCCATCACCTGCGACATCTTCAAATTCTGCATCATCTTGCAGCTTCCATGCCTCCAGTGACAGCTCATTGGCAGTATAGGCTTCCACCTCTTCGCTGAAGCCGTACACCTTGTATTCTATCCCTGTCGCTGACCTTCTTCTGTTCTGGCCGCCAAAGCCCAGCCTTGTCATGGCCCTGCCAAAGGCAACTTGCGTCACGTCCTCAAAACTGTTCTCATTGCAGAATGTTTCAAGGCTTTTCCTCATCGCGGCAGAGGCTACCCATCTCGGACGCTCGCCCTCAGCTCTCGGCGATGATGAAAGATGAAGGTGCATGACCCATGCCAAAAGTGGGTTGCTCATACCGATGGACATCAATTTCTGACGCTCGCCGTTCTCACTCCTCGGGAACTTGTAGCCATGAAGCTTCAAATATCTGCCACCCCTCACTATCCAGTTCAGTATGCCAGGGTATTCTTCTTTCAGTTCCTCACCAAGGCTCTTGTTCTGCAAATGCTCTGGTATTGTCTCATTGAATATCAAATACAGGAAACGTCTGAAAAAGCCATAGCTCTTGTCACTCGTCACTGGCAGATTGTTGAAGTTGAATATCTGCCATGGCACATTGGTTATTGTGAACACATTGCCCCTCAAAAATCTCGCGTGCTGCTCCTCGCCACTGATATAGCTCTTGAAAGCCGCCTCCTTGCCAAACAGCTCCCTCTCACTTACCTCACCACTGTAATTTATATATTTGCCCACAAGCTGGCATCTGGCACGCATGCCCTCATCACCATCTTTCAATATCGCACCAATACCCATGGTGCTGATATTTTCCGCACCATAAACACCACGCACAACGTCGTTTATCACGCTCTTGCCATTAGAGCCATTGCCATACAAGGCCAAACAGTTCTCCACCTTAGCACCCATCTCACGCCTGTTCATGGTTGTCAAACCCAAAAACATCTGCAACAACAACCTGCTGTTCTTCTCTGGCAACACCTGCTTCAAGAAACTCTTCCACAACGGACAATCTGCCTTTGGGTCAAAGTCGTAGTCGTGCAAATAAACCACGTCCCACTGCTTGCCAAAAGGACGTATGTCACCAGTCGTCATGTCTACAACGCCATTGCGGAAAGCACGTATGTTGAACCTCGGGTGCAACTCACGCTCCATTTTCACCGCCAAACGTACCTGCTCACGCAACATGCCCATCTTCGAGCGGACACCTGCATGGACACTCATGCGCTCTGTCAACTTCACCAAACTCCAATACAACAAGTCTGAATCCACCGGCTCGTATATCTTGCCGTTGAAACAATAATAACGACCACCAAACCACGCAAACATACTGTGAGCATACGTCTGGTATATCTCAAAACCTAACATGGCAGCACGAGCGGCGTAATTCTCACTCGCAGAACATGCTAACTCCCACCTCGGAGCATCACTGTTCTCTACCAAGTCTATCAACAACATTTCTCTATCTATCATACGTTAAATCCTTTAACATATCAACTTTTCTGCCAAAACAGCTGACAAATACCGATTTTCCGAGCTTTTCCTGCCTCCAAAAAACACCATTTTTCAACCATCTCGCAATTATTCAAAATGGAATACTTTAACTCTCACAGTATGGAAAAACAGAACACTTTGACACTCAAATTATTCCCATTTCCGCACTGAATGTTTAATAGTACCCACCCCGTTAATACCTCGCACTTTCCTTGCAAGCCAAAATATAACTCATGGATAACTATGCAAATATACATATTTTATTCAAAACGCCCAAATATCAATGATTTAGAGTTTTTGACATATACACTAAAACATACACTAATATGCTCCTCAACTTACATTTCGTTGTTTTTTACCATGAGTGTATCTTTTTATAAAATGAACGATTTCCACGAAAATCACAAAATCGCAAAACACAAGAAAGAACAGAAATATATAAGGTACGAAAAATTAAAAAAAATAGACGGGAGGTGACATTCTTTCGATACGCCCGCACAAAAGGGGGTGGTATGGGGTATTTTGCTATGTTTTACCCCGTTTTGCATTGTCGTAATGCATTAAAAGTCAGATATTTGCTATATTATACACATAATATAGCACAAAGCGCGCTTTGTCGCTTGTGGAGGGCTGAAAATGTCAGTAACAGACAAACGCAAAGCACACCAACAAACAACACGACACGCCCCAATCACGGCTAAAATACGCGTACCTTTGTGCTTGTGCTTTGCTCTCTTTGTCTGTCTGTCTCTTTGTCTCTTTGTCTGTCTGTCTCTTTGTCTGTCTGTTTTTCCTTTCGTTATCGTCCCGTTTTGCCTGAATGCGTGTGTTAACAGCCAGTTAAATTCATACATAGAACGTTAAATACAAAGATGTAGGGAAATTAGTTGCTTGATGATTTGGTGCATATTTATTTAATGCGTATCTTTGCAGTATAAAATAAGGGTTGAAGCGTCAACCGCTGCAAAGTACTTGTACATTGCAGTTTTGGAGTAAAAAAGTGCCTTTGGTGGCTGCAACCACCAAAGGCACGGAAAACTACCGAATCGGCAGCGTATTTGCATACGCGTGCAAAGGTAGTATTTTATTTCCGCTTCTTTGATATTATTACAAACTAAATACTACAAAATCATGGAAAAGAAAACTTTAAGCACCCTTAAGAGGGGCGCAAATGAGGAACTTAACAAGTACTTTGCGAAACCGACTGAAGTTTTTAAGGCTATGCGAGACATAGCAAAAGACGAAAATAGTGCTTTGCGCTCTATCCTCAACGAGTTAGGCGTAAAACCCTCAAAAATCGGTTTTAGTTCGTTTGGTAGGTTTTGCGTCTCTTTCGGCGGTAACGCTGAGATTGTTTGCGAATCAATAAAACGCACGAATGGTATAACTTACAAAAGCTATACTATATGTGACAGACAACCACAAAAGTATATTGATTTACTCGTGCAATTACTCAAAGAAAAGAGACAGCGAGAAGCGAACGCTACAAGGTGGCAAAAACACTTTGAGGCACGCACCACGAAAGAAAACAAAGCGAACGAGAAAAGAAAAAAAGCACTTGCAAAGTTGCAAAAAGAATTGGAAAAATGTGGCTTGCCCGCGGAAATTGCAAGGGCGAACGCTGAAAACATTCTAAAAATCGCATGATTTGTAGACCTCCCAAAAAATGGGAGGTCTATTTTATTGCCCTATATGGTACACGGATTCCGTTCGATTCGGAGTTGGGGCGCAACATATTACAAAGCACTTTATAAAGTGCTTAAGGCGTGCGCTTTGCACGCTTGCACGACTACAGACCGCAATTTGTTGGCAGTTGGCCGCGTTGGCTGATAGCTTACAAAGTGCGTGCAAAGTGGGATAAATAGCCGCGTTGGCTACCTACTTATGCACAATCTTTGGCAAATTGTATGGAGGTCGTACGGCAAAATCGCTCTTTGACTTATTGGACAAAAAAATATTGGTTTGTCTGTAATGTATACAGACGTGCACGCACTCGCTTAAATAGTTCGGGGTGCGTGCCGAATCGTCGTAACTATTCGCGTGCTATTTTAGTGCGTTGCCGGCCGTTTTAGATAGGTTGAATCTAAATACATAATTATAGACGCATCTGTAATTGATTCGGGTAATTTTGACGGCTTTATACCTTCCTATTTTGTACACAAAATCCGAAAGGGACAAAAGTACACGCGCCCAAATTGGGCCGTATGGTAAAAATAGGGCAAAACTTTTCCCTCGTGTAGGGGTTTTAGGCCGTGCCTTATGGCAAAGAACGGACAAACGACGAAATACAAAGAGAAACGAGTAATTTTTTTGGTGGAATGGTTAACCACCTGACACATAACACGCGCGTTGGCTTGACCGCGTGCGCGCGTGCGATTATTAACCAATAAAATTTTAGAATTATGAAAGCTATTGCTATGCTCAACTATGTGACAAAAAACAGCGTTAACGGATTTGTTGCAACTTTTGGAAAAATGACCTGCGAATTAAATTTCGAGGTCGTTTGTGGCCATAATAATTATTGCGACCAAACAATCTTTTTTGTAACAGAAAAGCCGATTAACAGCTGTTTGTGTTGTCAAGCTGATGTGGTTTTCGCAAAAGGCGATAAAATCGTCTTTTCGTACATCATAGATGATTAAAAGGCATTCGGGGTGCTTGATGCACCCGAATGCTACGAAAACCAAAAAAACCAATGATATGAAAGATTTAGTACTAATTATTTCGGTTATAGCTTTCGCTATTTCTGTAATGTGTATGAACTTCCTCGCCATTGTGGCGAGTTTAATCCCTTTCTTTAGTGCCTTCATACCCGAATTATATGATGGCGCAAAAGAAGAAATGCCATGAGACGAGTCGCCTGTAATTTGGTTTACAGGCGATAGCTTTTTATCAACTCATTAAAACCAATTATTATGAAAGCTACATTAAATTTCAGTTTCGGCAATGTTGTAATGTCTTCACGTTTAGTTGATGGCGATTATCAATTTTCAGTAGATGAATCGAGATTCAATCACCATTATATATTCGAGATACGAATGTCTTATAACGGGGAAAGATGTTATTTCCGTTATGCGACGTCATACATGGACTGGAGAAACGGGAAAGAAGAACTTGACGAGTCCGACTACATGAACGCATTAAATTGCGTATTGTCGGACTCATACGCTGCACAGGGTTCATTTAAGGACTTTTGCAGCGAGTTCGGTTATAGTGATGATAGCATCAACGCCTTGAAAACATACAAGGCGTGTAAGCGAAATGCTGAAAGACTTAATAAACTATTCAGCGGTTTGGATTTATTGTCGGTCCAAAACGAACTCGAAGAAATGATGTAAAAAACCGACACACCTCTTGCAAGGTGTGTCGGTACATTGTTTAACCCACTTAAAACCAATAAGATGAAGATTTTCAGTGAACAAAGTTTGCGCCATTTCGATTTTTGGGGTGGTGCTCAGGAAAATGCAAATGAATTGTCATGGGAACAATTCGACAACCTTGAATCAATTCTCGAAGATGCCTATCCCGATGGCATTGACGCAACCGACTTGAATGACATGATGTGGTTCGAGTTCGACACCATCAAAGAATGGTTAGGAATCGAGGACGAAGAAGACGAGGACGAAGAAGACGAAGAAGAATACTAAAAACAGGGTGCGCATTGTCGAAAGTGCGCACCCTGCAATTTATAAACCAATTAAAACCAAATATTATGACATACGTAGTTAATAACAACGAATGTGGAGACAAGAATTTCAAAGTGTACCTGTGGACAGGCGCAGGCTACAATGTAGCCATGTTTGAAGTCTTTGCATTTGACGAAGAACACGCCTTGGAGTGCGTATTAGCGTATTGCGAGGAAAAAGCCCTTTGTGGGCTGTATACCACAGAAGAACAAATAGACGAATACCTTACAGACGAAGAACGGGACGAACTTTATTACTACATCGACCCCACAATGGAAGATAAAAAGGCATTCCCTGCATACGTCCTTCTTGAAAATCTTATGATTGAAAAGGTTGCATAAAGCAACATGCGTAGTGTTTAGTAGGCTGTGCGGCTTATTGTCGCACAGCTAACTTTTTAACCACTAAAAACAAAACCAATTATGAAAAATTTATCAGAACTCAGCACAAGCGAACTGCTCAACGTAATAGAGGATAACGAAACCCTGTCAAACAGGCTTTACGAACTCATAGAGCAATCCGCTATGGATTGGGTAGGCGAAAAATTAGAAATCCTTAGCAACTCTCTTAAAGATTGGAGCATAGGTTTCTATAATTACAACTTCCTCGATGTCGTTGACTACGAAAAGTTTGTGGACTCACTCGTAGAGTATAAAGGAATTTTCGGCCTGTCAGACAAGGCTGACAAACTATTGTCGCACTGTCTGAAACTGCGATGGAGCAACCTTTTCGATTACTATGCCGAAAGGCTGAAAAATTTAATCCTCGATGAGGAATTTAACAGCGAAACGGATATAGACTACAACAATATGGAGGACTACGCCGAAATATACGCTGACCAATTCGATGACTACCTAATCAATGACAATGGCGAAATTATCCAGCAAACCATTGTCGGACATGTAGCATAACAATGCTTGGGCGTATTTGCACACGCCCAAGCAACGATAAATTTTATTAACCACTAAAAACAAACCAATTATGAAAATGTACTGCGACGCAAAAGGATTCACTATGATTGACGGAACGCTTACAGAAGTGACATTGAAAAAGTTAATTGCCACACGTAATAGCGTCGAAGACACGGATTATGTCGTAACAACATTTTTCCAAGGCCCTGACGGCAGAGGGTATAACACTCAAAGCCCAACAGAGTTCTTAATGTATTACAGTCCCGAGGATTACGAAAAAGGACAAAAATTGGGCTATGAAGTTAGTAGCTCGCCTTTCTACATTCGTCCCGACGGATTCAGTGGCATTGACGAAGCATGGGTTTTCGTTGACGGAGAACCTGTAACAATAGACCTCAGACCTTTGCAAGTAGTTTACGACTACGAACAAAGGAAATGGCTCTTGCAAGGCATTCCACAAACGAACATCTTCCGTACTAAAGAAGAATGCCTGTCTTTCAACGAGTATGACGTAAAGCACGCCGACGGCAGCGTTACAAAGCGTGTCGGTATCAACAAACTCGTAATGCTCGACAACGACCAAATGGCGTTATTCGACACGCTGAAACAGACAATTCAGCAACTCAAAGACAACAATGTATTGTTGATGCCTGACTGCGATGGCGACATAAGAGCCTTTAACCTCCGCAATGTCAAAGAATGGGACTGCGATTATGACAAACCCGAAGAAGAAGGCTTTGAAGAAGTGTCACGCGAACACGATTCCTTCCAAGGAATCAGCATTCCAGCATATTCCTTGGATTGCCACCTCTGCATGAAGCGTAAGTAACCACATTCCCCACGTCCATTGTCGGGCGTGGGGAAACTTATTATCAACCACTTAAAACCAATTTACAATGAAACAGAATAAAAACAAAGTGCCTGTTTATTATGCGTATGTGGCCTCATCTCCTTTCAATGGCGAAATAGACGACCTCAAAACGCTGAATTATGACAGCCTTTTGCAACGCATGATTCCTCGTGACAAAGGAAACATTTGCCTTAATTTCGTTTTCAGCAAGCTGCGCAAATGCGACAAAATAATGTCGGAAAATGAAAAATACGCTCTCATACTAAACAATGCGCCTTTCGGAGTTAGGCTCGATTTATATCGCAAAATAACGGAAAAGGAAATAAAGGAGACTATTCAGCGAGTGGGAGTCACCCGTTTCGCCATCAAAGAAGTACAAGATATTGCAAAATCAATGGGACTTTAAGCACATTTGCCGTGTGGTCGTAAAACTACACGGCAAACCATTTTCAACCACCTAAAACCAAACCAAAAATGAAAAAGTACAAATTAACTGACGAAACAACTATTGCCCTTGGTGTTACACTTTATAGAATTGCAGCACTAATTGACTTTGCTGACGTGAAAAAAGGCGACAAAGGAGGATTTGTAAAATCTGAAGAAAACCTTTCACAAAATGGCGATTGTTGGGTCTATGGAGATGCTAAGGTATTTGACAGAGCCAAAGTCTTTGAAGATGCTAAGGTATGTGGCGCAGCTGAGGTATATGGCGATGCCGAGGTATATGGCAAAGCTCGAGTCGATAACAAAGCTCGAGTCTTTGGCAATGCTTTTGTCTTTGGCAATGCTTATGTCTTTAGCTATGCTGAAGTCTGTGACTATGCTATTGTCTGTGAAGATGCTGCCGTACATGGCCATGCTGCTGTCTTTGGCGAAGCTACAATAGGCGACAGCGCTCGTGTATGTGGCAATGCTGAAGTTTATGGCAACTCTGAAATATGTGACAATGCTCATGTAGGTGACAATGCTGAAATCTGTGGCAATACTAAAGTCTTTGGAGATGCTGGAGTCTTTGGAGATGCTGATATCTATGGCGATGCTGAAATAAGTGGTCAAAGTGACTACATAGTATTCAAAAATTGGTGGAGCAGCGGACGTTACTTCACTTGGACACGAAGCAACAACAAATGGAAAGTTGGTGACTTCTATGGAACTGGCGAAGAATTGATAAGGAAAGCCTATGCCGATAGCAAAATGAGCGGAAAAGAGTACGAACGCATCGTGAAATATGTTGAGAGTATACTCAATGATGATGCTATTTCTATCTGATTTTGCTAATCTTATGAAATGAAGAAATCTTATTGCGTATCACTTTTGTCGGTGATACGCAAACTTTGTATAACCTATTAAACCAATAAAGCAAAACAACATGAAAGCAAAAGAATTTTTGAAAGACCTGCTTCGATGGGATTTGGTCACTGGTTCAGCCTATATGAAGTCATCAGGTGAATTGAAGATAATCAGTGGCGAGCTAAAGCCAAGGTCGCTGTATTATTTCTCATTCAAAAAAAGTGACTTGATGGCCGAGCCTGACGTGACGCTTACTTTAGGAGGTGGAGACATTCAATATCTTTGGAAAATTGAAAATTAAACAGATATGGAATATACATTTACGTTCAACGGTGACGAGTTAACCAGAATACGGTTGGCTATTATTGACAAAATCACCAGTATAAAACAGTCTGCTATTTCGCTCGGTGGCTATAATAATATACCTCGCGCGTTAAAGAGGAAGCAAGAATATGAAGAGCTGCTTAAAAAACTGTTTTCATAAAAGCTTTCTTATCGCCATGTAACTAACTTTATTGTCGTGTGGTCTTAACATCACACGACAAACCTTTTTATTAACCAATTAAAAACAAACCAATTATGATGACCTACAACGAAAACTCATGCAAAATCTTCTCTACAAACGAATTGTTTTATTTCGACAAAACAAACTCTTTGTTGTTACAAGTCAAACTTGTAGAAACTGTTTTTGAACGTGACAAAGAGTCGCTGGAGACAGTACATGCACGAACCCTCGCAAAGGTTGTAGACAGCGACAAAATTGTCGAAATTGACGAATGCGATGTCTATAAATCAAGACTCGATTTTGAACACGACAACCATGCTGAAAGTAGACTATGCAATCCGTTCAAAAAACTTACAGAATTGTTTGCAAGCGAAGTCTTTTGGACATTCCAAAATGGTTGCCCTGTCAAACAAAATGTGCAGGATATAAGAGTTGTCAGATACGACTATTCTAAATACGAATTTGCAAGTGACGAATTTCCCGAACACGTCTACCAAACAAAAGAAGAATGCCTCTCTTACAACGAATACAAAATTGTCGACGAGGAAGGAACTCGCACAATAAAAGGTTGTAATGCACTGCTTCAGTTGACAGACAAGCAAAAGGAACTCGTAGAGCAGTTTGAGCAGCTATGCAAGAAAATGGCTGACGAGGGTATTTTGCTCGCAAGTAATTGCTGCGAAGCATTCAGAGCATACAACGTGCGCGATTGTCAAGATTACGAGTTCTACTTCACAAACGAAGCATCTGAAGATTTTGAGCAATGCGACCGAGATTGCGGACAATACGTAAACGCACAAAACATCTACGAGAGCGGAGACGATTTTGAACTCTACATCAAACGCAAGTAATCCAATCCTGCCAAGTCGCTAAACACTTGGCAGGTACATAAACCAACTAAAACCAATTAACATGAAAAGTTTATTAGAACTATCCGAAGAACATCGCCAAATGTTTAACGACATCTCCGACAAGGACATGTGCGCCATCGAAACGTTCTTGCAACATCGCGAAGGGAACACCTACTATTTCCGTTCAGCTGTCAAACTGCACGACATTGTCAACAATCTTACATTCAAGGCCATCGGGGTAGGTATCACACACAAAGGGACTTTATCCGCTATAATTGACGAATATTATAGCATAGACCTCATGCAATTCGACTACCTGTCAATTAACAGGGTCTTAATGCAAATCGGCATGGAAACAGACAACAAGGTGAGCTGATACAAGGCAGCGCGAGGGGTTCGACTCCCCTCACACCTGCAAAACCAACAAACCAACTAAAAAACCAATGCAATGAATAAAAATATTGCCAGCAATACACTTACAGACAAGTTAAGGAATGACGCAATCTCATCTATCAATGAATATTGCAAAGAACTTGACTGCGACGGAGTTCTCCGCCTCAACAATCCTATACAAGGCTACAACGTCCACACAAATGAGCCTATTACCATTGTGGGTGTCCGTATCGGCACAGACAACGCTGCATTAAGTGTTGAAGCGAAAGGATATATCATTGATTATGCCTACGAATTACAGGACGCTGACGTTAACTCACTACTTTCCATTTCAGTAGCTATTATGGACGGACTAACTTATTAAAAACTCTCTCCCATTGTGACATTTGGTTGTCACATTGGGGCATCTCAAACCAACTAAAATCACGCACAACGCCAAAAATGGCATTGTCGCACACCCTCCGTATTACAAAAACAACTATATTTGCAATTAGTACAGACAAAGAACAACGCTGATAATATTTTTCATTCTATCATTAGTGGTGCGGATTTACTTCCATGCCACTAACCATGTTTAACCAATTAAAACCAATAAATCATGACAGCAAAAGAAATCGTTAAGTACGTTTTTAAGTATGGCCCTTTAGGTCCAAGTAAAATCAGCAAACTGAGAAAAAAATACACTTTGTTATCAGATAAATCTAAGGAATCCATGGGGTGGAATACACTCGACAGATACATAAATTCGCACATCAAGCCCATAGCTTATGGCATGATTATCTGTGGCGCACTATGCGCCATCTGTTTTCTCGCCAGCATTGGCTCTGTATTTCTCGTCTCCGCCTGTGAGTGGGGTGGTTCAGCAGGCTATGCAGCACTTCTTACCATCGTCCTTTACGTAGCCTCCATTTACTTTCACCAGAGGTTCTATTGGTACGAAATGCCTAAGTATAACATCGAATACAGATAACACACACCATCATGACTATAATTACTATTATTTGCATCCTTATTATTGCAACTCTCTTTTTCGGTGGTCTCTGGTATATTGCAGTACTCATCATCGGCATTCCGCTCGCCTATGGCTTGCACAAACTGCTCATGATGGTATTCGCAGGATATTTCGAGAAGAAACTTCGGAAATATTGCAAAAAGAAAGGACTGACTTTCGACCAAGACGAACTGCCCGACTAAACCGCTTGTCGAGAAAAGCCATCACTTGTGTTGCTACAAGTGATGGTACTATTACCAATAAAACCAATTCATGAAAACAACCCTTTATGAAGCATACAGGAAAAAATACCCTAACTATGCAGATAAAACCAAAGAAAGGTTCGTAACCTCCACAGGGTGCGATTTTACTTGGGACAACATGACCAAGTCTAACCTTTACGACTATGTCAGCTATCTAAAGACGGTCATGGCCAAGTCGTCAGCACGCACAATGTGCGCAATGCTAAAATCTGTCTTGCGCACCTACGAAGATGAGATTACGCTACCCAAAAATTGGGAAGATTCCATCTACGTCAAAAAGGAGGCTTCTCAGCAAGTATTCCTCTCCGACGACGAAATAAAAATGGTTTCTAACTACAACCCAACAACCGAAAGAGAGCGCATCGTAAAAACAATGTTTCTCTTAGGTTGCCTTACAGGGGCAAGACACTCCGACTTCTTGAAGTTCTCTAAAGCAAATATCACGCAGGAGGGCTTTTTAAGATACGTGTCCATCAAGACGCACATCGAGGCTATTGTCCCCATAGCACCAATGGTTAACAGGTTGATTGACGACTTGTCTGCCATCAAAGACACTTCTATGGCCGACACCACATTCAACCGCATATTACGGGATATTTGCCAAAGTGTGGGCATCGACTCCGAATGCACGCTTTACAGGAGGGGCGAATTTTCCACGTCCAACAAATGTTGCTTTGTGTCATCACACACTGCACGCAGGTCTTTCGCCACAAACCTCTACCTTAGAGGGGCTGACCTTTACTCCATCTCCAAAATGATGGGACATTCCTCTGTCGACATGACTGCTGGATATATTTGTTGCGGACTACGAAACCTCTCACCAGAAGTTAAAGATTACTTTGAACAATTTTGTTGAACCACAAAACCAAAACAACATGTCAATATCAGACCTTAAAGAAAAAGAAGCTCTCTACGAGGTAAGTAGGTGTTCAAAATTATTTTATATAATCAGCAGGTGTCATTTTCACATTGGAAGCACGTTCTCGAGGCGCATCTATCTCCTTCGTCCTCGGTCACATAGCCCGCTATGCTCCCTC